ATGGAGCAATTTGAAATAATTAGTGCTGAAAATATAGTTGTTGAAGCTGACCAAGTCCCTGGGAAGGTGAGTTTTCATAACTTTGCTGAATTAAAGCAATATATGGAGAAGGGGCTATCAGTTTACAATACTACAGAATATACCATAGATAATTTGAAGCAGGCAGAGCATGATCTGAAAGAATTAAAAGCTATAAAGAAAAAATTGTCCGATAAAAAGAAAGAGCTTGAGACAGCCTATTCCATGCCTATAGAAGAGGTCAAAAAACAGCTAGAAGAGCTTATTGATATGGTTAAGGTGCCACTGAATACGATTGATACGTTGATAAAGGAGAATGCAAAGAAGGCTAAAGAGCAAGAAATAATGGAATATGCCAGAAAACAAGCGAGTATTCTTGGGGAATACGCGGACAAAGTGATAGAAAGTGACAGCTTCTTCAATCAGCGCTGGCTCAATACAACTTATAAAAAGAAAGACTGGCAAGCAGATATAGATAAGATTATTACCGATTCTTCAGATGCTTTCGAGACTATTGAGAAAGTCGGTGGGAGCCAGAAGGCAGCTTTAAGGGCGTTTTACTTTGACAAACTATCTTTAGATGGAGCAGACAAATTCCTGCAAGAAGCGTCTTCTGAGAGTGAAGATAGTACTTTGAAAAGTGTAGAAGATGAAGATGCTGTTGTCGGGTATAAGGTATTGAAAATATTTGGGACTGATAGGCAGATGCGCCAGCTTATGACAGAATTAACTCTGTCAGATATGGAATTTGAAGAAATAGAAGATGGAATGCCTAAGTCGATGGAAGAAATAACAACGCCGGATTTTTCCTCTTTTGTTTGCTTCGACATTGAGCATACAGGTACTTTTGGCATAAATAAAGGAGATGCTGAGTCTGAAATAATTGAGATTGGGGCAGTAAAGGTTAGTAATGGTGAAATAGTTGATCGCTTTGATATGCTTGCAAATCCGGGACGAAAGATTGTTCCTAGGATTGCAAGATTAACGCATATTACTGATGAAATGGTAGCTAGCGAGCCATCTGTTGATGAAGTGATTAAGAAATTTAAGGAATTTATAGGTGGGGAAATACTTGTTGGACATAACATAAAGAGTTGTGACATTCCTCATATTTCTAGAGCGGCGAAGCGTGCTGGTGTACAGCTAGAAAATAAATATCTTGATACTAAGGTCTTAGCGAAAAGAGTTAAAGATCGTAAAGGATGGGAGAATATCACATTACCGTACTTGGCAGAGCTCTATGGTTTTGAGCATAAAGAAGTGCACAGGGCGTGGAGCGATGCTGAAGTAAATGCCAGAGTTTATTTTGAGTTACAAAAGGCTATACAATAGAGAGTGATAATGAATGATTATTCAAAAATCGATATTGAAAGGCTTCGTAAAGATATCGAAGGAGAAGCTATATCAGCTTTTTATGCAGGTGGTTATGGAGCTGCATTAGTAGAATCTTTCGATATTAAGCATGCATCTGCGAATGAACTGATTGATGCTGCTAAAAAGATGGGAATTTCAATAGAACGATATAGGATTTGGTAATTATACATAATTTGCAAAATGAAGGATGTTCTATATGTCGGTTGAATCAAGCTTTGTTTTAAAATGTAAGAGTACGGAACAAATTGAGGCTGCGATGGAATACGATAAGTGCTTGTCTGGGAATGGTCAGAACTATCCAATTTCATCGATCTTTAAGATAAACGGGAAAAAAATAGAAATATGTAATAACCTGTGTATCGATGATTTTGAACGATATCTTATTGATTGGTGTATATTTGTTGCAGAACAGTTGCCTGAAACAGACTTTAATGCAACAGGTAATTTTATAGAGGACACGGGAGGGTCAACTATCAACCATAAAATGTCATTTAAAAATGGGATTCTTACCGTTAATACAGTAAAAGAAGATGATTGGGGCAAAGACAAAATCAAATTAGTATTTTGCTTTGAGGGGAAAAAGTTGTCATTAGATAAGGATAAATCTAAAGGTTATTCGGATTATTTAGATGAGGATCCTAATGATGATGACAAATATGGAGATTTGATATTCGTTAAAGAAATTACTGATGCATGGAAATATGAAGATGAACTTGATGCGGAGGGGGTATTGCCTAATGAGGTTCACGACGAAGATGCATGGGATGAATTGCCTAGAGTAAAAAAACGTGCGGAGGAAGGCGACGAGAAAGCTATTAGTATTCTTGAAAAATATAATGAAATAAACGATACAGATGCTATGTATAAATAGAGTCATCAGCGAATAAAACATTTCTTGTAGCGGACAAAAAGCGAATGTAGCTTAACGATAGAAATGAGTATCTATTCAAATCACAAAAGAGAAGTAGGTTGAGAGAGGGGGAAACATGTGCTAAATAAGAAAAAACGAGGGTTCATATCATATCAGTGCACCCTCGCTTTTTTATTTATAGAGCGTACTTTTATAATTGTTTTTGCGCTTCTAATACTATACGTGTAATTTCATTATAGAAATCGTAACTAAGTTTTTCAGTATCAAACCAAAATGCAGTATCGACATCCGGGCAGACTACAACCACACTATAATTTCCATCACCATAGCTGAGCCAATCTTCATCTGCTAGGCCTTTGGGACAATGAATAATTCTATCTATTTTAGTTAGAGGAACGGAATTAACATAATCACCAGATTCATATATGAATCTATAATTCGTTAAAATCAGGCGAATTTGCATGAAGATACCCTCAGAATCGCTGGCATCATCTTCGGACTCACATTTTTCGTCATCTTTATCGTTAGGAGTGTCCAAACTAGAAAAAATACGCCATGAGTTAATCACACATTCATCAGGAATTAATAGTTCGCTAATTTCTTTACTCATAATTTTTCACCTTAATAATAATTCGGGGTTATAGTGGTCAATCATTTCTTTTTCTAACTTACTGATAATCGAAGCCTCATACGGTTCTAGCTTTATTGGTAGAATCTCTACAGAAATTCTATCAATATTATCAGTAAAGTACTTGCTAACTACGTTTGCTTTTTTTCCAATATGTCTTTCTATGGTGTATAGAATTCCTCCTTTATGTTTGTTCATGGCTCTTTCAATAAGTATGACCTTATTTTCTTTTATATACTTGACCAGACCTAATTCTTTTAAGTCAGCTTCATTGTGGTTTAAATGACTAATAACACCTTTACTAATCCAGCGTTCATCATATGAGATGAATTCTTCTTTTTTGATTACTCTGCAAGTTGTGTTTGCTATTGCCGCCAAGTCTGAATAAATTCTCTTGTTGATTTTTAATATATCAACGGACATATAATTTTTGGCGAATTCTGCCCTTAATGTGTCAAGGATATCTGGTGATGAATCGTAAATAATTTGTTCTTTTTCTTTGTTATTATTAGCGATATTTTCCTTTTTTCTATTTCTTTCAGCTGATGCAGAAATGTCATGTGCTAATGTATTTAAAGTATTTAGGTTATCGGATAATGACTTGCTGTTATTACGAAGTTGTTCTTCCATTTTTTTGTACCGTTCGCGTTCACTTTGAGAAAAGGAAGGATCATTCGCAAACTTTTTGGCATTTTTTTCTAAATTTTTATGACCTTGCAATATCATTTCTGTAGCTACATCAGAAAAAATATCTAATAAGCCCATAGGAATTCTCCTTTGAAGATTTTTTTATATATGATGCTACTGATATTATTAGGTAGAGGTATAAATTTCGTATTATGCTGGTATTAAAAAAGCATTAATTATTTAAAAAGGATTCAATATACGATATTTTCAACGAGGTATCATATTTTATTTTGAAACATAATGAGATAATTCTGTGGAACAAAAGAATAAAGATGATATAATTATTATGTATTATGAACGGCATATATGCTAACTGTTTGAAAGGAAGGTGCTCTTATGGCTCTATTTGGAAATGATAAACAAAGAACTACGGTTAATTCAAGTGGCTATAATGGTTCAGAACCTACTCGAATATGCCCCAAATGTGGTAAAGAAAAACCTTTAAGTGAATTTGGATTCAGGAAAATGGGTAATGGGGAAGTTAGAAATCAATCATGGTGCAAAGATTGTAGATGATACTAGATCTAGGGTATAACCTTATATAATAAAATGCTGGGAACAGATTGAGTGTCGATTTGTAAGAAAGGTACCTAAATTACAGATTTTAGGGGCCTTTTTTATGTGGGAGATTTATTGTACAGCATGTGTGATACACTGGCTGTGTTGTTTAATTATATGTACACAAAATGAGTTTGTAACAATAAGTAGACATTTTGCTCATTGGATATGAACTCTTGTTAACAAGGAGGTTTTTATGAGATTACAGGAAGCATGTGACAAATTTAATTCTTTGGCAGGAATAAAATTTGGAGAATTATTCTCGCCGTCTGACATGGACATGATTATTGTCAACAAAGGAAAGACCGGACAGCTTTTAGAGCTTGCACTGGGAATGCATCTTTCAAGTAGTAACTTGGATTTTGAGGATGGAGAGTTAAAGACAAATAAATGTGATATAAACGGAAACCCGAAGGAGACAGTGTTTATTACTCAAATAAGTAGTGTTATAGACGAGCTTATTCAAGAGCGACCTTTTGAAGAAACTCATTTATTTGAAAAGATAAGTAATATTTTATATGTTCCTGTATGTAAGGATGGTAATCCAAGAGACTGGATGTTTTTGCCAAGTATAAATATTGATTTATCATCATCGAGGTTTTCTGAATTAAGAGATATTTGGAGAAGCGATTACTATTCTATCTGTAGTCAGCTGAAGCATCACATTGAAACAAGTGCAGATGGCTATATACATACTTCTAATGGAAAGCACATTCAAGTTAGAAGCAAAGATTCTAAGCCATACCATCCAATTTACTCAAATATTTATAAGCGAGATGTTTCAAATAAAAATCACGCTTTTTATTTCCAAAAGCAATTTGTTTACGACATAAAGAGAATGAATGGTTAAAGTATTGTGGCGTGAATCTTTTACATACAATGAAAGTATCGAAAGGAGAGTCTTGTGGGACGTTTAGTTAAAGAGTTTTCAGATGGAGCTTTTTTAGAGTTCGACCGTGGAGGATTCGATAATTGGTGTGTATATATGACTAATTCTGAAGGAGTGAGAAAACCGCCATTTGATAGAGATTATTTTGCTGAATTAAAAGATTTGGCAAATAAATATGGAGCAGATAAGGTTTATGCTGATTTCGTTTCAATATTTGATGTAACAACAAGGAATATTGAGGCTTCTGTACTAGAACAAATAACAAATATTGCACAAAGCTACGAGGCTATTGATACATTGGCTGTGGATAAATTATATACAACCTTCTATATGGCTATGACAGCAGAGGAAAATTATCCAAACACAAAATTGGGAAGAAGAATTAAGAGATTAGCCGCTTATGAAATTCTGTATAATAATAGACCTGTGGCAGATGCAGTAGTTTTCATGAAGAAAATGCCCTGGAGAGAAATTGACGCTTTATGTAGAGAAAGGGGATTTTAATTATGGCTAGAATACCCAATACACATGGCGGTGGGGCACAAACAAATGCGAATGGGCTCAGGTTTGAACAAACGACATCACTAGATGATGTGCTTAATAAGGCAGGATTCATAGTGAGAGATTGTAGAGTGTATGATGAGGATAAATTGATCGGAGCCTCGGTGCCTCAGAATAAAATTTATTCAAGATTTCTTGATGAAAAAGGTATCGATTATCGCGACTATAATTCAAAAAAATGGCATCCAGACGAGTGTTTTGTTAATTATCAGAACAATACTGCTTATATTATAGAAAAGAAGTTTCAAAATGCCGCGGGGTCTGTTGATGAGAAACTACCGGGATGCCATTTCAAAAGGATGGAGTATATTAAGCTATTTGAACCTTTGGGATTTTCGGTTGAGTTTGCATATGTGTTTAATGACTGGTTTTTAGATCCTAGATATAAGGACACGTTGGAATACATTAAAAAAATGGGGTGTTTCTATTTCTTTAATAATATACCGTTGGATTTTTTGGGATTATAAGGAGGGGGGCTAAATGCCAAAGCACGAGATAACACATTTTTTTTCCAACGAGGGTACTAGAAATGAAGTACGTATGCGGGTTGTGGATGCATTAGCTACCGAAGAACCTGGCACTGGTACAGGGGAAGACTCTTCAAAGTACATATATTTTGTTGAACAGTTGAAAGATGGAAATAGAGTATACCTTCAGAGACCCGCAAATTTACATAATGGATTTGATTTTTTGGTATGCGTTGAAAACACAAACTATGCCGCTGCAGGAGAAAGAAAGAGAAACTATCCTAAACATGATGATTTTGAATCGGATCTTCTTGATAAACGTGAAGAAAATGCGCAAATGTATAGCCAGCTTTATAAACTGTTAAGAACAGTATATGAGTGTCACGATGTATCTGAAGAAGAGATTGCTGCGATTAATTTCACGGGTGGTTATTCAGTGGATCACCTTGTAAAGGTGATTAAATGGTTGTTTATAGAGCAAGATATTCGATATTGGAATTACTCTGGAAGAAACATGACCTGGGGCATTGTGCCGCCACCAGATTATACTTGATATAAAACTTGTGAAATGGCAATATAGTAATGCGAAATAAATAATCTGGAGGAGAAACAATGGGGCCATTTGTAAAATGGGCTGGTGGAAAAACACAGCTTCTTGAAAAGCTCCATAATAGGATGCCAAATAAATATGGTAGCTATTATGAACCATTTATTGGAGGAGGTGCTCTACTTTTTAATGAGAAACCGCAGACAGCAGTCATTGGTGATATTAATGAACAACTTATAAATATATACGAGCAATTAAAAAATGATCCAAGGGCAGTGATCAGAGCGGTTAATCATGTGGATGAGTCTGGAGTGTGCGATAAAGATTATTATCTTGAGACGCGAGAAAAGTATAATCAAAAGATTAAGAACCATGAGCTGGATGCTGAATGCGCCGGACTAATGATTTGGATCAATAAGCACTGTTTTAATGGCCTGTATAGAGTTAACAGCAAAGGACTTTTTAATGTGCCATATAATAATAAGCAGTCGGGAAAATCGATTGATGAAGCCAACATTATGAGCATAGGGTATTATTTACAGAACTCAAAGGTTGATATTCGGTGCCAAGATTTTGAAGAACTTTGCCAGGATGTTAAAGCCGGTGATTTTGTGTACTTCGACTCACCATATGTTCCAGTAAGTGAGACAGCTAGTTTTACAGATTATACTAAAGATGGATTTACTTATGAGGATCATGTTAGGTTATCTGAGCTATATAAGAGATTGGATTCTATAGGAGCTCTTGTAATGTTGAGTAATCATAATGTTCCTTTGGTTCATGAACTTTATGCTGAATTCAAGATAGAAGAGATTGATGTACGTAGAAATATCAATAGTGTAGCAAAAAAACGTGTTGGGAAAGAAGTAATAGTGACTAACTATGAGGTTTAAGTATGGAAAAAATGTTTTCCAGAGCTATTGATTATTATTATGAAACAGAGAATGAGGCACTAATTTTAGGTGATACATTCACTGCTTTAAAAAAGATGAAAAAGGAATCGGTGGATCTGATATTTGCAGACCCACCGTACTTTTTAAGCAATGACGGCATAACATGTCATGCAGGTAAAATGGTTTCTGTTAATAAAGGAGACTGGGATAAAGTTGCTTCTGTAAATGAAAAGCACAAATTTAATCGTCTGTGGATAAGGGAATGCAAGAAGGTTCTTAAGCCAAACGGTAGCATTTGGATTAGTGGTACTTTACATAATATTTATAGCATTGGAATGGCTTTAGAACAGGAAGGCTACAAGATAATAAACAATATTACATGGCAGAAGACTAATCCGCCACCAAACTTAGCCTGCAGATGCTTTACGCATAGCACAGAAACAGTTTTGTGGGCGCAAAAAGATGACAAAAAGGCACATCATCTCTTCAACTATCAATATATGAAAGATAAAAATGGTGGCAAACAAATGAAGGATGTATGGACTGGTCCATTAACCCCAAAGTCAGAAAAGACGGAGGGAAAACATCCTACACAGAAACCAGAATACCTTTTGGAAAACATAATTGAGGCAGCGTCTAATGTTGGAGATGTTATACTGGATCCTTTTTGTGGAAGTTCAACAACCGGTGTCGTATCTAAGAAACTGCATAGAAAGTATATAGGCATTGATAATAATAAAGAATTTGTAGAACTTTCAATTAAAAGATTGAATTTATTATAAAAAAGTAGCTTTCAAAGACATGAAAGCTATTTTTTTATCTGAATAAGTGGCTAAATAGAGTAATGCCATCGTTATCTCTAGGCTATGTTTAATGCATAGTTACAACTTCATAATTATATTCAATGATTATTTATTGATTGTATTGAAAATTATACTTTATCCAGCATCACTTACACGAGAGGAGAAAAAATATTTTCTTATAAGAAAAAATAATTGATTTATATGTGTGTATATGATATATTATTTTCATGAGGTGATAAAATGAGAAAAGAAAATTTACTTGATAAAGCACAAATAAATTATTTAAATCTTCACTCAGACGAAGTGATTGATAGGCTTATTAAAGTGATAGACGCAAGGGGACTTAAAAATGCTGATATTTGTAGACTCACTTGGTGGCCTGCATCTAAAACAAGTAAAATCCTGAATAAAACGCAGAAACCCTCAGCTACTGATTTGAAATTATTAGCAAAAGCAGTGGGGTATACGCCGGAGATATTTCTTTTAGATAATTATGATATTAGAGGCTATGTACTTTCTGATGCTATTAGATGTATAAGTGATTGCGTTCGAGAAGTATATGCGATAGATGGGACTATTTCGAGTGTAGATTCTATTCAAGATATCGTTAGCTACGAAATGCCACTTGCTATCATTGATGCGTTGAATGTAGAACCTACAAATTATGTTACAAAATCATGTATAGATGAGAAGTATGATGAAGCTGAGATGACTTCAAGTGATTCAGATGAGTTTGTAGGAGAGATATCTGTTGTATTATATCATCGTAATGTTACGAGTTATGATGGATATACTCCATATATACAGCTTCTCATAGATGATAAGCGTAACACGACCGTCGTAGGGCTCTTTTTAAGAGATAGTGAAGGTCATCTTGACCCTAAAGAACGGAAAAAGTTTAAGAATATTATTTTGGCAAATGATTCGGATCAGGAATGGAATAAGCTTGAAAACAGCGATTCTTACTGGGAAAAGATGAAATGGAGCGAAAATGAAATAGAATCCGTTATATACAGTAAAAGTGATATTATCAACCACAATATTGATAAGACGATCAACATGGACTTAAGCATTATGTTGGACAAATATTGTGAGCTTGTATTTTATTTATCTAAGGGAATAGATATTAAGGAGCGCAAGACTGATATAACTACGAAGGATATTTTTTCAGCGATTACTGGGAATGATTTTTTTAGCGAAGAAACAATAGCAAAAGTATTAAGGAGTAGAAAAAATAAATGCGAGATAGATCCTGAGCACACATCGTTTATAGATGAAGCGGGAAAGCCTTATATGACAGTTGAGTGCCTCCTACCTTCATTTAGCGGTTATCCGTTGGAGATAATAAAGAGCGAAGCAAATTGCATTTGTCTTTGCCCTAATTGTGCCGCACAATTGAGGCATGGTAGTAGAAAGGATCGAGAACGGATGTTTTTTACTTTGTACAGAGAGCATGAGGCTGCTTTAAGAAATCAGGGAGTGGACTTGTCACTCGGTGATGTTTTAAAGCTGAATGAATTATAAATGCTTCAACAGTTGATAAATAGTTTATAAACTGTTTATAAATCAGTTTTAATATTTCCATCCTCTGAAATAGGATATATGCCGTATGTTTTATGGAAATACATTGTGTGTTTTCAACATTAAATTTTTATTTATCAACTATTAAAAATTTGTAAATAAGCCAGATAAAATATATAATTATTATAGTAAATAAAAGAAAAAGCCCCTGCAGAAGCGACGTTCCGCAAAGGCAAACCTAAAAATGGCTACCAACCGATATTTAGGCTTCTATACATGAATAATAGCACAAATTGTTAATAAATTAAACAAAATGATTATTATTATGTTCTTTATGCATATTATTTTTAGTATGGATGTTCATAAGGTTTGCTCTAATGGAGTCCTTCAGTGGGCCCCGCTTTTTCTTGAAAAATAGGAGGAAAAAGATGCAAAAAAGTAATATGCGAGCACAAGATGAAAAGGATTTAAAAATGATCAGAGATATGAAGAACTTTGCCGATCAGGGGTTTGATTTGGAGTTCAGAAAGGCTAGCGGGGGAGGCTATAAAATACTAAAAGTTAAAAAACAGATATTGACGACGGATTAAACTGGTAGTCCGGATACAGCTATAGGAGCTATTGGATATGAATAATCATATCTTATAGCTCTTTTTTTTTTGCAAAAAAGGAAGTGAATTTTGAACTCGATAAGACCACCTAACAAATGAAATTATCTATAAAAGGATTTCAAATACATTAACAAATAACCGAATCACACTTGCGATCTAGTTGAGCATGCAAGCAAGGGGAATGCGTAAATATCGATCTTTATACAGGTGCCAGTGGTATCTGCTTGAGATTGGTTTTTCACCTGACCTCTTATTTTGCGTGCTTTTTTTGGACCAAAAGTGTCGTCTACTTAGCGGGTTCCCCTTGTCAGTGATTCCACGAATGACAAGGAGCGCCAATCTAATGAAAATCAATGTAACAATCGAAACTGAAGACAACGACGTAAAGGTTACGGCAGGCAAGGAACTTAGAAATTATGATGGAAGACCATTAAAACCGGGAGAGGTTCTTATGCCTATGGTTTTAGGAGAAGACTTTATTAAAGCTAATGTGACTAATCCTGATAGCATTAAGTGGTTTACAGCAGGAAAGAGCACAAGAAAAGTTGTTCTTGTTGCTGTACCGGAGGAGCAAGCGTCTTTTGCAAGGTCGCAGCTCAATTTTGTTCAGAATGAGGACAATGGGAAATATTGTAAGGCCGGAGAGACACCATATGATTTTACCAAGGGTCAATATGAGGACGATGTTCCGGATCCTCTGAATAGTGTGGAAGCATTTGTTGAGGATAAGGTACTTGCGGCAAAGGCAACAGAGATGTTTGGAGAGTACTTTAACAAGCTTCTTGAGGCATCACCAAAGCATGCCTATGCGCTTTTACTTATAATGAATGGTGTTAATGGAAAAGAATTCATGGATATGATGAAGTTAGGACATGAGTGTGCTAATGTTATAAGAAAAGAAGCTGAATACCTATATAGTAAAGGCTTAGAAAAAATTGACCTTGAGAATATTCATTCCAACAGAACAAAAAATACTGATTATTATAAAGAAGCAGCAGAAGCTGCGTTGGATCACTTGTTAGATTTTTTTGCATAATATGATAATCACCTCTGAGCATAACAGCCCGGAGGTGAAATTTTTTAGTCTTTTTTATAAAATTGTGTTTCGTAGCCATCAGCTCTGAGTTTTATTCCTGGGAGCCATTCCGGGGGCCTACCCATTTGCTCACAGATAGCTTCGAGAGAGGCATCTTCCCGGCATTCGATTATAAGCTCATCGTGCACATGGCCGACTATGAAGCAATGTGACAATGTTCTCATGGAATTGCAGAGAATATCGCGGCTGATGCCTTGGACGATGTTCTCTACGAACTTCGGACCATAGCTTTCCAGGCGTGTCCATTTCTTATCACTGCCTACACCTTCATAGGTAGGAGATTCACTACCAAACTGATTAATTCCCATCCTAGGCTTTACATAAGACAGCTTTCTTCCGGAGGGGAGCGTTATAAATAACATGCCGCTTTTGTACTCAAAGAGGATCCCATGCGATTGAGTTCTGGTTCTTCGCTTAATTGCAGTTTTTACCGCCGCATCGACATCCCACCAAAGCTGTACGACATTCGGATTTGAAGCTCTCCAAGCATCTACAAGGGGCTGCAATTCATCTTCTGAAAGTCCCATATCCAAGGCACCCATGCTGATGAGAGCACCCTTTGAGCCACCGTAGCCAAGCGCCAGCTCAGCAATTTTGCCTTTTTGTCTAAGATGACCATTTTTACCATGCTTAACAACGGGAACATGAAACATTGCTGATGCAGAAGCACAGTAGATGTCCTCGCCTCTGGCAAATACATCAATACGCCACTGTTCACCTGCTAGGAAGGCCAGAACCCTTGCTTCAATAGCAGAAAAGTCACTTACAACAAACTTATATCCCGGCTTTGCAACAAAAGCAGTTCTGATTAACTGGGATAATATATCCGGGATATTATCATAAAGCATATTCATGAGTTCATAGTCGCCGCTTTTAAGGACAGCCCTGGCTTCATCAAGATCCTCTAAATGATTCTGAGGAAGGTTTTGTAACTGTATAATGCGGCCTGCCCACCTGCCGGTACGGTTTGCACCGTAGAACTGGAACATGCCTCGTGCCCTTTTGTCACTGCATGCGGCAGCTTCCATGGCCTGATATTTTTTGACGGAGCTCTTTGCAAGCTGCTGCCGGAGAGTAAGAACATCGGCAACATCGGTAGGAACTGTTTTTATGAGATCAACAATAGCTTTCTTATCCAAGGACCCAGTTTCTATACCCTTTGAAGAGAGCCAATCCTTCATCTGTTGTACTGAGTTTGGATTCTCAAGCTCAGTTTTATCCTTCATAGTAGCGATAAGAGCAGCCTTGCTGAATGCATCAAACTTGATAGCGTTTTGCACTACAGTCATATCGAGTAAGATGCCTCTATCATTTATTTCCTGATCCCGGTGATATTCTTCCCAAACTGAATCAGGTACCGGATATCCTGACAGCCTCTTTTGTATTTCCTGTTCAACAACGACATCTCGGATATTGTAACTTTTGAAGGTATTCCATTTTCCCTTATCATGACAGGGTAGATTTCTTGTTCTTCCGCCATTGACCTTAGTGGGAGCACAGGGGCAGCAGAAGTACTTTATTAGGGCTTTACCTTCTTTCATTTTCTGTTGTTCTAGTCCAAGGACCGCGCCTACACCTTCAAGAGATAAGGGGAGTCCTAAAGTGGCAGCCCATATCATGCTGCAGCGCCATGATGAAGGATCGAGGTAATTACCTGTAGTATCCTCAGGAATTCCATATCCTATAAAGTGATCAGGGTAGTGTGTTCTTATGTACTTACTAAGGCAGACCCTTTCGAATGTAGCATTGAAAGCCCATTTTATTACATCCTCGGATACGATAGCATCTATAAGCCATTCTGGGAGTTCTTCTCCTTGGGCTAGGTCGATGACTTCCACGTCGCTACCATTTAAAGAATAGGAGAAGAGCAAAATATCAAAGCTTTCAGAGTCAGCATATTTGTATACGCCGCATTTCTTAATATTGACATCTGAGTATGTCTCAAGGTCGATGCTGATTGTTTTAATTGAATCTGGTTTTGTCATTGATTATCACCTCGAAATAAAAGTGGGTGGCCAGATCACCCGACCACCCTGAAAAAGGAGAAAAGATTAAGACAGGAAATCGTCCTCGTCATCTGTAGCAAAATCGCTTTCTGCTGATGCTTTGCCTCCAAGTGGAACACCATCTTTAATCTTCTGGAGATTGTTAAGGCCGCAGGCGATACCCTTGTTGCCGTTGGAGTTGAATGCGTAGAGGTTAATAGAAGCTCTACCATAAACGCCGCTATAAACTTCTGAGCGATCGATAATTGGCTGTCTATCTGCATCTACGATACCGGGGGCTGATGCTGAGTTTGCGTTGATGAAGTAGCTGTCAGCATAAGCTGCATCATCGGGTCTTTCTACATCACCATCGCGAAGAGGATTCTTGATAGCAGTAAGGGGTGGTACAGTTTTACCGTTACCTTTAAGCTTTGACTCGCCTTCCTCGTAAGCTGCCTGAATTGCGGCCTTGATCTTCTCGATAGTTGCTGTGTCTGACTTGGGAATGATGAGGCTCACACTGTACTTTGGGCTGCCTCCGTTGATTGACTTGGGATCCCAGACATTAGCGTAGCTCCATCGGGTGCTGGGGCCTGTGATAACTTTAGTTGCATTCATGATCTTTGGCATAATTTTTTCCTCCATTATTCTTTGAAATCTTCATTTGCTGTGTTTAGCTCTGGACGCTTATCTGCGTCATTTACTAGGGTTGGCTTTCCGGCTGGCTTCTCAATGAGGTCGCCAAGTAGTTCATTGAACTTCTTTTTTCCAAGAAGAACGGTCATAGCTGTGATTCCAACAAGCTTCTTTTCGTAAGGGTCATAACCAGCATTTTCTACAATAGAGGCTACCTTGGCCTCATCTACATACCTTCGATTGGATTTGCCCTCTACTACTTTGAAGCCGTTAAATTTCACACCGGAGAGTGCCTGCTGAAGAGCATAGGCTTTTATATCGCCGGCCCAAGCTACAAGCTCGTCTATTCTGGAAAGAATTATTGATATCTCATCATTGCTGAGCTTTGATGGCATCTGAAAATCATACTTTGCCATTTCTAGGTTATACTCAGCTCTTTTTCTGCAGGTGTTCTTAATTTTGCAGAAGCGGCAGTGATCGCCGGCTTTGTATTCACCTTTTCCTTCGCTAGCCAGTTTCGCTGCAGGAAGGAGTATATCGTTAGCCCACTTAAGGAGCTCATCCTTTGTAAGAATGTAGGTGTTAACGTTATCGCGCCTTGGCTGAAAGATGGTCATATAAACTTGCTTGATGTCATAAATCCCATCAAAGACTTCCAGAGCGCCAAGCGCATATAACATCATCTGCGGGTTTCTCACCGCTGAAACTTCAATGCCCATACCATATTTAAAATCGATGATCTGAAGAACATCGTCTGCAACTATTACACAGTCGCCGGTACCGAAGCCTTCAGGAACCCACTTTGAAAAGTCCAGGTGTTGCTCCAGCATGATAATCGGGTCATTGCAAAGCTTCTTTGCCTCCTCAAGCTGCTCCATTACGTATGAAGCATAGCTATCGGAGTGGTAGTCCATTTCATTATTGAAGTATTCAAGGTTTTCTCTTGGATCCTCAGCTTTTTTTCCTATTGCTTTTAGTACCTTGTACTCACATAAGGTATGTGCATCGGTTCCTTCCAGAGCATAGACGGAAGTAGTATCAGGAATCTTTGCGCATTCCATAGCTGAAGGCGGACACTCGAGCCACCTGTGGCTGGATGAAGCGGATAGTACTGCGTGCTTATCAGGCATTTATTATTGCCTCCGCTTCAGCAACAAGTGCTGCGTAGGATTCTTCCGGTACACCTTTAAGGGTTCCTGTTGATGAGTATTTACCAACAAGGTCCTTTATCTGTGATTTGTACTTACCATCGTCCTGACTGGATATGCCTGCCAGCGTCTTTCGTACCTCTTCAAATGTAGGAACCTTTACTTCCGGCTTCGTTAGTGTTTCAGAAGGAGCAGCGGTTACTTCCTTTTCAGGTTCAGGCTGTTCATTGGTAGTTTCTTTTTCCTTTGTCTCTGGAACCTCGGCATAAGCTTTTAAGCTTTCTGCTACTACAATGAGGTTCTCACTGCAGGCAATTAGTGCCTTAATCAATTCTTCTGTTGGTTTCTGTTTGCTCATTTTTTTCTCCTTTGGTTTTCAATGAATTTTGCAGTTTCTTTGCAAGCCACTTGGCGATGACGCTGATTGCCATAAGAACATCGACCAGCTCTTCGTCTTTAGAAGGACTTGTGTTTTCGCTTGTTGTAAGCATCATTTTCTCCTCACTTTCTAGGAAGTTTTATTTGCGTTCCTAACAGTTAGGTATCGCTGTAGGGTGTTTTTCCGGTTTTTGGGAAATCTTTTTTACAAATTTTTTTTGAGGCGAATCTCCCTTTATTAGGAAGAAAGAAAAATATTTCAAGAAAAAATTTGAAAAACCGGAAAATGGGTCAACTCGGATACCTAACAGATGGAGGGGCTTAAGGCCTCTATCTTTTACAAAGGAGGACCATATGATTTTTAAACTGTTTTTGGCTGACTGCACCGGGAATAAGAGCAACGTCTCTTATCCAAATAAGGTCGTAGTTAGCTCAGGAGAGATCCTTAAGGAAGCAGTTTCTAAGGATCATGTCTGTGGGGAATTTACTGGTAGTCGCAGGAGCAATACCAACTTCATCGCGTCAGATGTCATTGTAATGGACTGTGATAATGACAATTCAGAGAATCCGAGTGACTGGATTACGCCAAGTTCATTAGAAGAATCCCTTGCAGATATCGATTTTGCTGCTGTGCCAAGTAGGCACAACATGCTTCCCAAAGGAAACAAAACTGCCAGACCAAGATTTCACATTTACTTCCCTATTAAGGAAGTAAAAGATGCTGATACCTATGCTGGCATGAAAGAAGCCATTCATAAGAAGTATCCGTTCTTTGATGACAACGCTTTGGATGCAGCACGCTTCATCTTTGGAGCTGATGTTGATGAGGACGAGATTACTTGGAATGAAGGCTGGGCTCAGATTGATGACTTTATAACTGTCGAGAATATAGAGCATCAGGAAGAGCATCAGGAAGAGCAAGAATGTGAACCGGATGGAACCATTACAGAAGGTAGCAGGAACAGAACAATGTCTCGCTATGCAGGAAGGCTTGTCACAAGATTCGGAGCGTCGGAAAAAGCTCATGAGTTATTCCTTGAGAGGGCCAAGAAGTGTATTCCGCCTCTCGAAGATGAGGAGCTATCCACTATCTGGAACAGCGCATGCAAGTTTGCTAAGAAGGTTCAGTCCCAGGAAGGGTATGTACCACCAGAGGAGTTTAACAACGACTTTGCAGGTGGAGCAGCTCTTAAACCGGATGACTATTCCGACATTGGCGAGGCGAAGGTACTGGTTAGGGAGTACGGGAATGAGCTCATATTCTCAAATGCCACCGATTACATGAGATTTGATGGAGATCTGTGGGTTGAGAATAAGCAGCTTGCTGTTGGAGCTATGGAGGAGTTTCTTGATCTGCAGCTTCAGGATGCAAGGGATGAGGTCGAGGAATCAAAACAGGCGCTAATTGATCTTGGCATATCTAAGGAAGCAGTTGATGCCGGAGGAAAGACGCTGGAAAAGTGTGTAGATACGAAAACAATGGCTGCCTTTTTTAGATTTCTTGCAGCTCAGGCATACCTGAAGTTCGTCATGAAGAGAAGAGACTTTAAGTACATCCAATCAGGTCTTAATACCGCAAAGCCTATGGTGACAGTTGATATCGCTGACCTGGACAAGAACGAGTTCCTTCTTAATACACCGGTTGCTACCTATGACGTAAGGAAAGGTACTGAAGGTGTTCAACCTCATGATCCGAGAGACCTCATCACGAAGATGACCGAAGTGGCTCCGGGAGATAGGGGAGCCGAGATTTGGAAAGAGTGCCTTGACCTCATTTTCTGTAACGACCAGGAGCTCATTAATTATGTGCAGCTCAACGTCGGTATGGCTGTTGTCGGAAAAGTCTACGCAGAGCAAATGATCATCGCATACGGAGGCGGTGCGAATGGAAAGAGCACCTTCTGGAATACCATCTCGAGAGTTCTTGGAACCTACTCAGGAAAGCTATCTGCAGAAACCCTGACTACAGGCTGCAAGAGAAACGTAAAGCCTGAGATGGCTGAGCTTAAGGGCAAACGCCTCATCATTGCATCAGAGATGGAAGAGGGCATGAGGCTTAATACCGCTGTAGTAAAGCAGCTTTGCTCAACTGATGAGATATTCGCGGAAAAGAAGTACAAGGAACCGTTCAAGTTCACTCCTAGTCATACGTTGGTGCTATATACCAACCACCTGCCAAAGGTGGGAGCCAATGATGATGGTATCTGGAGAAGGCTTAAGGTCATTCCCTTTAATGCTCATATCGTAGGAAACAGTGACATCAAAAATTATGCGGACTACCTATTTGAAAATGCGGGTCCGGCCATCATGACATGGATCCTCGAAGGTGCTAAGAAGGCAATCGATTGTGGATTCAAAGTCGAAGAGCCCGCCTGTGTTAAAGAGGCTGTTGAGAGATACAGACAGGATAATGACTGGCTGGGGCAGTTCCTCAATGACTGCTGTGAGATCGGGAAGGACTACGAAGAGAAGTCCGGAGCCCTTTATCAGCAGTACAGGGCTTATTGCATTACAACCGGTGAGTACACAAGGTCTACAAGTGATTTTTATTCGTCTATGGACAAGCTTGGATTTTTAAGACACAGAAAGACACAAGGTGTTGTTGTGCAGGGCGTGAAGCTCAAAGAAGGAAATGATTTCATTTGAGTATTTCTTGAATGAAGGTCGTGTAGGTAATTACCTAAACTTTTTTCATTTTTAAGAATGCCTTATTTAAGCCATTTATGTAGGTCATGTACCTCTTGTGTAAAAAGTCCCTATATAGGGATTTTTAAGTCAAAAAAAAGCATATAGAGAGGTTTACGAATAGAGGTTCATGACCTACATTATTCAATTTTTTGATGGGAGGTCTGGCATGCGTGAAAAAGAAGTTGAAAAGCAGCTAATAACTGATGTCAAAAAGCGTGGTGGCATTTGTGTAAAGTGGGCGTCTGGTTGGAATGGCGCTCCGGACCGCCTTGTTTTTCTACCTGATGGGAAGTTTGGGATGGTGGAAGTTAAGGCACCAGGCCGTAAGCCAAGAAAGCTTCAGGTTAGTAGGCATCAGAAATTAAAGAACTTAGGACAAAAAGTGTTTGTTTTAGACAATACAGAGCAAATCGGAGGAATTCTTGATGAGATACAAACCACATGATTACCAGTCTTATGCGACTGAGTTTATTGTTAACAATCCTATATCAGCCATTCTTCTTGATATGGGACTTGGAAAGACAGCAATTACCTTGGATGCAGTATCACAGCTTATCGCAGATGAAGAAGTAAAGAAAGTTCTGATAGTCGCACCTCTTAGAGTAGCAAGAAATACCTGGAGTTCAGAAATCGAGAAGTGGGAGAACTTCAGCCACCTAACTTACAGCAAGATTATTGGATCTCCTGCTGAGAGGATGAGAGCCATAAAAACAAAAGCGGATATTTACATCACAAACCGTGAGAACCTGCAGTGGCTTATCGAAAAGTCAGATACCGTCTTTGACTATGACATGGTAGTTCTTGATGAGCTTAGTAGTTACAAAAATGGAAGCGCTAAGCGTGTTAGAGCCTTCATGTATGTAAGACCTAAGGTCAAGAGAGTTGTTGGCCTTACCGGTACACCTTCCAGCAATGGCCTGATGGACTTGTTTTCAGAATACAGATGCCTTGATATGGGAAAGCGCCTCGGAAGATTTATCACTCAGTACAGAACTATGTATTTCAGGCCCGGGAGATGCAATGGCCAGGTTGTTTATGAGTGGATCCCGCTCCCGGATTCAGAAGGACTTATCTACGAGAGGATATCTGATATCACAATTTCAATGAAGGCCAAGGACCACCTTAAGATGCCTGAGCTTGTATCTGTAAGGTATCCGGTAAAAATGACACCTTATGAGAGAGCTTTGTACGACAGCTTTCAGGAGGATTACATAATTCCTGATAGCGAAAAGAATGGTGAGATCACTGCAGCAAATGCAGCAGCTCTTTCAGGGAAGCTCTGCCAGATGGCAAATGGTGCTGTCTACACAGATGATCAGGGATTATTTCACCTTCATGATGCAAAACTTGATGCTTTGGAGGACCTGATCGAAGCAGCAAATGGAAAGCCGGTCCTTGTAGCGTACTGGTACAAGCATGACTATGACAGAATCTGTAAAAGGCTGCAGCAGATCAAGGTACCTTTCCAAAAGATTGATAGCGACAAGAGTATAGCTGATTTTAATGCCGGAAAGATACCTGTGGCCTTGATTCATCCCGCGTCAGCAGGACATGGTCTCAATATTCAACAGGGCTCAAATATCCTTATATGGTTTGGCCTTACCTGGTCCTTGGAGCTCTATCAGCAGACGGTAGCTCGTCTTTGGAGGCAAGGACAGACAGAAGGCACAGTAATCGTGCAGCACATTTGCTGTGAAGGAACAATCGATGAGGATATCATGGAGGCTTTGGAACATAAGGAGATGACTCAAAACAAACTGATAGATGCTGTAAAAGCCAGGATTGGGGGAAAGCATGAAGGAGATAAATGATAAGGCTTTTCTGGATTTAGCGAATGCCGTAATCCTGCTTGCAGTAAGCGATTACAGAAAAGCCTGTAAGCAGTTGAAGAAAGCTTCAAAGAACACGAATGCCCAATATGAAAAGAGTCAATGTCTTAGGTTCTTTAGGTCTGAGTGGTTCGGTGTTCTTACAACTGTTGATGGGGAGCAGCTTATAAAAAGATTAGATGCGGAGGAGTGTGTATGACTACAAAAGAATACTTGTCGAGGGCTTATTACTTGGATATGAGGATCCGAAGTAAAGCAATGCAGATAGCTGAGCTTGAGACCTTGGCCACAAAGGTATCAGCAGCTCTTAGTCCAATAAAGGTTCAGACATCCAAGGATAATCACAAGATGGAAAGTACTGTCATTAAGATGCATGAATATCAGGAAGAGCTTGATAATGATATGAAAAAACTTATACAGGTTAAGCGTGAGACAAAGGAGATTATTGATACCGTATCCAATGATGAATACAGAGTTTTATTGGAACTTCGGTATCTTTCATCAATGCGCTGGGAGGAGATTGCTGTTGAAATGAATTACAGCATTGATCACGTATTTCGCCTTCACAGAAGAGCACTTAAAGCTGTTAAATTACCCGCAGCATAAACATGACAGTAAATACCATAAAAAGACAGTAAGACATTATGATATAGTTAAAGTGGAAAAAATGATAAGAGCCTCAGAGGACAACACCTCTGGGGCTTTTTACGTGGAGGAAGCAATGCCGTACAAACCAAAGCACCCATGCATGCACCCTGGTTGTCCTAACCTTTGTGATGGGAAGTACTGTGATGATCATATAAAGATGCACCCGAACAGTGACAGGAAGAGTGCAGCGCAGCGTGGCTACGGAAGTAGATGGCAGAGGGCACGAAGAAGGTTCCTGGACAGACCAGAGAACTTCTTCTGCAAGGAATGTAAGAAGGAAGGTGTTTTTACAAGGGCAACGGTTGTGGATCATATTACACCGCACCGAGGTGACAAAGAACTTTTCTGGGATGAGAGCAACTGGCAGCCGCTTTGTAAAAAACATCATGACCAAAAAACATGGACTGAAGATAAGTGTCCTGAGTACAAATACTGATGGGGAGGGGCGGTCTAAATCTCATTTTGAGATCCCCTCGGAGACCGGGCCGGACCCTCACGTGCAAAAATCGCGAAATCAAACGGGGTATTAACCCGGGTAAAAAATAGGAGATACGAAAATGGCTAAAGACGGCACAGCCAGAGGCGGTGCACGCATTGGCAGTGGCCGCAAGTCGAAGGCTTTAACTGAAAAAATAGAGACCGGGAATCCAGGAGGAAGAAAACTTAAGGTGATACAGCTCCCCAAGGGCTCAGACCTTAAGGGAGAAGATATTCCGGATCCCAAAGAATACTTAAACGCCATGCAGAAAAACGGAGAACTGTTAGGCGCTGATGAGATATTTAAAAACACTTGGAAATGGATAAAGGAAAGAGGCTGCGATCAGCTTATAAGCACGCAGCTCATTGAGCAATATGCCATGAGCGTTGCGCGGTGGATTCAATGTGAGCAGGCTATATCCGAATATGGCTTCCTTGCTAAGCATCCTACTACCGGAGCTGCTTGCGCATCACCCTATGTTCAGATGTCGCAGGCTTATATGAAGCAGATCAATTCTGTTTGGTATCAGATTTTCCAGGTGGTTAAAGAAAATTGCAGTGAAGATTTTGTGGGCACTCCGCAGGATGACATGATGGAGATGCTCCTAAGAAAGAGAAAAGGATAAATACATGACAGAGAAATCAGAGTTTTTAAAAGCTCTTAAGAAGAAAAAGAACAAGATGTCCATTCAGGAATATAGGACATTAAAGGGGCAGGCACTTAAGGGCGATGTTAATGCTGCCAGCAAAGGCATGAACAAGGTGATGAGAAGGAGGGGACTTCGTTGAGCAGAACTACTACAGAAATGAAAATGGTTGAGACTGCCAAGCTCATCCCATATATCAATAACGCAAGAACCCATTCACCGGAGCAGATCAATAAGCTGCGTGGATCCTTACGTGAGTTCGGTTTCATCAATCCGGTTATTATTGATGCTAACTACAATGTCATAGCCGGTCATGGGAGACTCATGGCTGCAAAGGAAGAGGGCATCACTGAGGTGCCCTGTGTATTTGTGGACTATCTTACTGAAGCTCAGAAGAAAGCTTATATCCTGGCGGATAACAGATACGCTCAGGATGCAGGCTGGGATGAGCAGATGTTAAAAGCTGAGATTGAAGCATTGGAAGGTATGGACTTCGATGTTTCTCTCACCGGCTTTAACGAAGATGAGATTTCAGATCTGTTTGCTGATGAGAATAAGTCGGATGTAGAAGATGATGACTTTGACCTTTCAGAAGCTCTTGAGGAAGCCGCATTCGTAGAGAGAGGAGATGTATGGATTGTAGGTCGTCACAGACTTATGTGCGGTGATGCAACATCCCCGGAAGATGTAGAACTTCTTATGGATGGGAAGAAAGCAAACCTTGTTGTTACTGATCCTCCTTACAATGTAGCTTTTGAAAGCTCAGATGGATTATCGATAAAAAACGATAAGATGGAGAATGATAAGTTTTATGAGTTTCTCCTTGCTGCATTTAAAAATATGGCCGAGCATCTTGAGAAAGGTGGCTCGGCTTATGTATTTCATGCAGATACAGAAGGTCTTAATTTCAGGAAGGCATTCATTGATGCGGGCTTCCATTTATCAGGCTGCTGCATATGGGTAAAGAACTCATTAGTGCTTGGTAGGTCAGACTACCAGTGGCAGCACGAGCCGGTGCTTTACGGATTTTTGCAGAATGGCAAACATTACTGGAGCAGCAAGGCCGGAAGGTCTCAGACAACGATCTGGAACTTTGATAAGCCTAAGAAAAATAAGAACCATCCGACATCAAAGCCGTTGGACCTTCTTGCGTATCCTATTGGAAATTCCAGTCAGGAGAATGCAATTGTTATTGATACCTTTGGCGGATCAGGCTCAACACTTATGACCTGTGAAAAGACAAATCGTATCTGTCATACCATGGAGCTTGATGAGAAATACGCATCCGTTATTCTTCGCCGCTATGTTGAAGATACAGGCGATGCGGATAACGTATATGTATATAGGAACGGAGAGAAGCTCATGTATAACGACCTCGTTAAAGAGCTTGATCTTGGTGCGTAATATACCAATAATACGAACCTAAATTTGTACAGTTTATCTGCACATATAAGTTGCTATTACTTTCCTACAGAGTGATATATGTAGTACCAAAACAAAGGAGGAAAGTAGCATGGAACTTACATTTAGCAAAGAAACAAAGAAACTTATGGTAAAGGCAATCGAGGAAGCAACCGGAGAAAAGGCAAAGTACCTTGGAGTTCCTTCCTGCGCTTACCAGATCGGAGACTACAGAGTGGAGAGAGACGGAACCCTTAAATGGGAAGACTGCAAGGATACAGAAGAGAGCAGCAAGGTTATAGAGGCCTGCATAGAAGCAACAGGGATTACACCTGAGGGAATAGAGCAGGAAGAGCAAGCAGAAGAGAATTCCTACGGACTTGCATTTGAGATTCCCACCGACAAGGTGAACATTGATAACCTAAAGAGGATCCTTACTGCAAAGGGGAAACTTATAATGAAGGCCCTTGGAGTGGAAACACTTGAACTTGAAGCCACCGAGGATAAGGTCACATTTCCTTGGTTCGAAAGAATCGATCCGGAAAAGGCCATGATTTATAGCAACTTCATCGCAGCCCTTTGCGAGATGAGCATAAAGCAAACAAGGATAAGCGCAAAAGAGACTGAAGTACCAAATGAGAAATACGCCTTCAGATGCTTCCTTCTAAGGCTCGGGTTCATCGGGGATGCATACAAGAAAGACAGAAAAGTTCTTCTGGGGAACCTTGATGGCAACTCAGCATTCAGACAGCCCAAGGGAGGTGACGAAGTATGAACTTCCCAAGCGCAAATACAGTAAAAAGAATAAAAGAAGAATATCCGGAAGGGACCAGAGTTGAGCTGGTCCACATGGATGACCCTTATACAAAGATTTCGGAAGGAACAAGGGGAACAGTTCAGGTGGTTGATGATACCGGAACTATTCATGTGAAATGGGATAACGGAAGCAGCCTTGGAATAGTTTATGGAGAGGATTCCTGCAGGAAGATATAAGTGTAATCTACACAACACATTCTGCACATCTTTGGTGTATGTACACGTTGATACATATTCCTAGTAGAGCGAATATACAATCAACAAAACCAAAGGAGGTCAGGAACATGACAAAGAGAGAACAGGAAGAATACAGAAGGCTTTTCAAAGAAGGAACCATCGGGGTGCCTTTTGGGAAGAAAGAAACAAAGATCGTACACTGGTGGGCAAAGGTTTACGACGAGGGCAGCGAATACGGAATAAACGAGGGTCGCATTTCAAAGCTTTCCATGAAGATTGACGGGAAGACAACGCTTTCCTACGACAGAGGCTGGGACATAGAGCCGGATGAAAACGACGAAGCAACGATGATAGCTTACAGCATCATCCTTCAGGAATACAACTAAAGAAAAAGCACCAGAGGCCGGAAGGCCTTTTGGTCGTATATGGGGACCGGGAGGTCCTATTTTTGTGCAAGGAAATAATATGGCTAAGAAAAAACTAAAGTTTGAGCCTACGAAATTTATGGCCAAGGGGTCATATTATGACAAGGAGCAAGCAGATTATGTAGTTAATTTTATACAGTGCCTGTGCCATACAAAAGGCAAATGGGCAGGAAAACCGTTCATGCTTCTCCCTTGGCAGGAGGAAATAATAAGAAATATCTTTGGGATCCTTAAGCCAAATGGAAAGAGGCAGTTCACTACAGCATATGTAGAAATACCAAAGAAGAACGGTAAATCAGAACTGGCAGCGGCTGTGGCTTTATACCTTCTATTCGGGGATGGAGAAGCTTCACCCGAAGTTTATGGTGCTGCCGCAGATAGGCAGCAGGCCAGTATCGTATTTGATGTAGGGAGGGTTATGTGTGAACTTACACCGGCCCTTGAAAAGCGTAGCAAGATAAAAGGTGCTACCAAGAGAATAGATAACATATATAACAATGGATTCTACCAAGTGCTATCAGCAGAAGTAGGAACCAAGCATGGCCTTAACGTGAGCGGCTTGGTTCTGGACGAGGTACATGCTCAGCCAAATAGAAATTTATACGATGTTCTGACAAAAGGATCTGGTGATGCCAGAGAGCAGCCTTTATACTTTCTGATCACAACAGCCGGTAATGATACAAACAGCATATGCTATGAGCTTCATCAGAAGGCTATGGATATCATTGAGGGAAGGAAAACAGACCCGACATTCTATCCAGTAATTTACGGAGCAGGGGAAGATGAAGATTGGACTGACCCGGAGGTATGGAAGAAAGCGAACCCATCCCTCGGAGAGACAATACAGATGGAGAAGGTTGTAGCTGCCTGCGAATCAGCGAAGCAGAATCCCGCTGAGGAGAATAGCTTCAGACAGCTACGCTTAAATCAGTGGGTAAAGCAGGCAATAAGGTGGATGCCCATGGATAAGTGGGATGCCTGTGCATTTCCTGTTAATGAAGATGATCTTGAAGGTAGAGTTTGCTACGGAGGCCTTGACCTATCAAGTACTACTGACCTTACAGCATTTTGCTTGGTATTTCCTCCGGAAGATGAAAATGATAAATACTATGTGCTTCCGTATTTTTGGCTTCCTGAAGAGACCTTGGATCTTCGTGTTAAGAGGGATCATGTGAATTATGACCTTTGGGAGAAACAAGGATACATCCAAACTACGGAAGGTAATGTTGTTCATTATGGATATATAGAAAAGTTCATAGAAAAACTTGGAGAAAAGTTCAACATCAGAGAAATCGGATTTGATAGGTGGGGAGCAACGCAAATGACTCAGGACTTGGAGGATATGGGATTTACTGTAGTTCCATTCGGTCAGGGATTTAAAGATATGAGTCCACCCACAAAGGAGCTTATGAAGCTTACCCTTGAACAGAGGATAGCTCATGGAGGACACCCGGTTCTTAGATGGAACATGGATAATATTTTTATCAGGCAGGATCCTGCTGGAAATATTAAAGCTGATAAAGAGAAGTCTACGGAAAAGATCGATGGTGCAGTGGCAACTATCATGGCCCTGGATAGGGCGATTCGATGTGGACTTGCTTCAGGAGAGAGCGTCTACGACAGCAGAGGGCTCATTGTTTTTTGATAATATAATACACAGTTAGTCCTTCTTATCTTTGGTAGTAATACACGTGGATATATGTGCTTATAAGAGCGAATATACACATACCAAAAGACAAGGAGGAAATAAGAATGAAACCTACAACAGAAAACGCGCTTAATGCTTGGGCGGAACTTGCATTTAAGAACATGAGAACAGATTCAGCAGTAAACGACCTGCTTGAGAAGATTGCAGGAAGCAAATACCTGACAAGCGAAGAGGACGACGATCCGATTTGGACCACAATTCAAAACCTCACAAACGCGGAACGACGCAGATTCTTAAAAGGCTGCGAGAGAATAAAAGAGGCAGAAGCAGCAAGGTAAAAGCAGGAAGGGCATCCGGATGGATGCCTTTTTAGCAATATACTACACAATCAATCCTCGCAATGTCTGGTGGTTATACACGTTGATACATACCTCTTTCAGAGCGAATATGTACCTACCAAAACAAAAGGAGGACTTAAAAATGAGGATTGAAGAACTTGATAAGGCAGCTGAGATAGGAGCAAAGTACCAGGACGTAGGAATTAACCCAACCTTCGGAGCAGCATACTTTTACAGCAGGACCGCAGGAAACCGCCTGATCAACTTTGCAGAGGTCATTTGGGACAGAGACATTGATGAGATCATTGAGAACTGCAGAAGATACGGAATAAAGGATTTCACTATTTCCTCAACATTCTCAGGGCTTCTTGAGACCATCGCAGAGTTTGAAAAACGCGGCTGCCGCATGGTAAGGCTTATCGAGATCAATTCAAACATTGAAGATTGGAAGGCCGCACTTGAGGGAGAACATAAAAAGGAAGTTATTCCAGCACTCCTCATGAGACTGGATAGAGAATAAGAACTAAGGACAAGGGCATCGCTTCGGCGGTGCTTTTTGCGTGTATTGAAAAACCCCTTTAGAATTATTAGATAAATAATACTTTGAAGGGAGAATAAGATGGATTTAAAGGACATGAAAGACCTTGTTGTAGCTTATGATGCTATCGAGAAGGTTGCTGACGCAGTTGAGATATTATGTGGAGAAAAGCCTGCAGGAGGAGCTTTGGATGATTTAAACGGGATAGTATCCGTAATAATAAGAAATTCATATTATTATGACCACAAAGAGGATCCGGATCATACAAGAACGTACAAGATTCTTGATGATACCAAGCTTTCTGCAGAAGAAAGAGCAAAGAAACTAATAGGAATTAACTAAAAAGGATAAGGCATCGCTTCGGCGGTGCTTTTTTCATGCAATGAAAGGTGGCATTATGATCATTCTTTCAATTATAGGTTTCCTGATAATTCGGGAAGCATTAAATCAGATGGAGGAAATGAATTGAACTTAATAACAATGCTCTTTAAATCAAGAGCACCGACAAACAGAACTTCAGGATCAGCCTATAACTTTTTTATGGGGCCATCAGCAGCGGGTAAAAGGGTAAATGAGAGGACAGCGATGCAGACATCAGCAGTGTATGCCTGCGTAAGAGTTATCTCGGAATCTGTTGCGAGCCTTCCACTTCATCTATACAGGTATACGGATGGCGGTGGAAAAGAAAAAGCTATAGACCATCCCTTATATCATCTTTTGCACGATGAGCCAAATCCTGAAATGACTGCATACTCATTCTTTGAAGCTGCCCTCACGCACATGCTGCTGTGGGGGAATTTTTATGCCCAGATCATAAGAAATGGTAAGGGTGAAGTTATGGCCCTTTATCCACTAATGCCTGATCGCATGAACGTGGACAGAGATGAAAAGGGAAGGCTTTACTACGAATATCAGCTTACAAGTGATGATCCGGTAAAGAAGAAAGACACTACAGTGATACTTAAACCGGAGGATGTACTTCATGTACCGGGCTTATCCTTTGACGGACTTGTAGGTTACAGTCCTATTGCTATGGCCAGAAATGCTATAGGCCTTGGAATAGCAGCCGAGGAGTATGGTAGTAAGTTCTATGCTAACGGAGCTGCTCCGAGCGGCGTACTTGAACATCCCGGAACACTAAAGGATCCATCAAAGGTAAGGGAGAGCTGGACGCAGACATTTGGCGGAAGTTCAAATTCGAATAAGGTTGCTGTTCTGGAAGAAGGTATGAAATACACGCCTATATCCATTAACCCAGCGGAAGCTCAGTTCCTTGATACAAGGAAGTTCCAGGTAACAGAGATTTGCAGGATATTCAGGGTGCCGCCTCATATGGTTGCTGACCTTGATAAGTCGAGCTTTTCCAACATAGAACAGCAGTCGCTTGAGTATGTTCAGTATACGCTTAGGCCTTGGCTTACAAGACTTGAACAGGCAATGAAAAGAAGACTCTTTTCCGAGGAGGAAAAGAAGTCTTATTTTTTTAGGTTCAATGTAGATGGCCTTCTTCGCGGAGATTACCAGTCAAGGATGAATGGTTATGCCGTAGCAAGACAGAATGGCTGGATGAGTGCAAATGACATAAGGGAGTTAGAGGATCTGGACCGTATTCCTGAAGAGCTTGGAGGAGATTTATACCTCATAAATGGAAACATGACAAAGCTTGAGGATGCAGGTCTTTTTGCTAATAAAGAAAAGGAGGAATCTGATGAAGAACAAGAAGTTCTGGAACTGGATGAACCAGGAACAGAAGGAAAATCAGGAGGAAGTCCCGGTAGGGCGAGTCCTCTCCATAAACGGAACCATAGCTGAAGAGTCGTGGTTTGATGATGATGTTACGCCAAAGCTCTTTAAGGATGAGCTTATGGGAGGCGAGGGTGATGTAACGCTCTGGATTAACTCTCCCGGAGGTGACTGCGTTGCAGCAGCGCAGATTTACAACATGCTTTCTGAGTATCCGGGAAAGATAACGGTAAAGATTGACGGACTTGCAGCTTCCGCAGCATCGGTCATAGCGATGGCTGGTGATGAGGTTTTGATGAGTCCCGTATCAATGATGATGATTCACAACCCTGCGACCATTGCATTTGGTGATCATGCTGAGATGCAGAAAGCCATAGATATGCTTGGTGAAGTTAAGGAGAGCATCATCAATGCCTATGTTATTAAGACAGGGCAGTCGAGAGCAAAGCTGTCACACCTTATGGATGCTGAAACATGGATGGATGCAACAAAAGCTGTAGAGCTTGGCTTTGCTGATGGAGTTATTGAAAAGAATAGTGAAAACGCTGATGAGAGCACTGGGTCAAGAAACTCGGTGCTCTTTTCACGTAGTGCGGTAAATAACGCACTCGTAAATAAGCTCACGAAGAAATTCGGTGAGAAAAAGCAGGAGCTTTCTGATGCAGCAAGTATTCCTGCACCGGAAGGCGTTTCTTCAAAAGAAATGAGAACACGTCTTGAAACTATTGAAAAGCTTATTTGATCAGGAGGAAAACAAAATGAAGCTTAATGAGATGATTAAAAACAGAGCAGAGATGCTTGGCACAATGAGAGAGTTCCTTGATTCACATGAGGACAAGGACGGAAACCTTACTGCAGATGATGCAGCCACATACGCAAAGATGGAGGCGGAATTTGATGCTCTCACTGATTCTATTAAGAGAGAGCAGAGAGCTGCAGACAGAGAAGCGGAGCTGAACAAGCCCGTAAACACACCCATTATTGGTAAGCCTTTTGTGGGGGATAAGGAAGAGAAAAAGACAGGACGCGCTTCCAACGAGTATAAGGAGGCAATGCTTACTGCTCTTAGAACAAACTTCAGACAGGTATCAAACGTACTCCAGGAGGGTGTTGATGCCGATGGCGGATATCTTGTTCCCGAGGAGTACGACAAGAGACTCATTGATGTTCTTGAGGAAGAGAATATCATGAGAGGTCTTGCTACCAAGATTACTACATCCGGTGAGCACAAGATCAATATCGCTGCTACAAAGCCTGCTGCAGCATGGATCGAGGAAGGCGGAGCACTCACATTCGGTGATGCTACATTCGATCAGATCTTCCTTGATGCATTTAAGCTCCACGTAGCAATCAAGGTAACCGAGGAGCTTCTTTATGATAGCGCTTTCGGCCTTGAGAACTACATCATTACACAGTTCGGAAGAGCCCTTGGAAATGCAGAGGAGGATGCATTCCTCAACGGCGACGGAAAGGGTAAGCCTATCGGTATCTTCAATAAGGATAAGGGCGGTCATGTGCTCAATACCCTTACAGCAGATATTAAGGCTGATGATATTCTTGACCTCATTTATGGCCTGAAGAGACCTTACAGAAAGAAGGCTTCCTTCATTCTTAATGATGGAACACTCGCTCAGCTTAGAAAGCTCAAGGACAACAACGGAGCTTATATCTGGCAGCCTTCTTACCAGGCAGGTGAGCCTGACAGGATCCTTGGCTATGAGGCACATACGTCTGCCTTTGCACCTGAGACAGCAATTGCCTTTGGTGATTACAGCTACTACAACATCGGTGACCGCGGCTCTCGTTCTTTCTCTACTTTAAGAGAGCTCTTTGCTGGTAACGGCATGATCGGTTATGTAGCTAAGGAGAGAGTGGATGGAAAGATCATCCTTCCTGAAGCTGTTCAGATCACACACCTTAAGGGTTGGAAAGCTCCTACCGCTAATAACGGTTGATGATTCATTTACGGGATGTCCTTAGTGGGCATCCCTTTTTAAGAGGTTTCTATGGATATCAATTTGGAAGAAGTAAAGACATACCTGAGAGTTGATCATGGCGATGAGGATGAGCTTATTGGGGGACTTATAGAAAGCGCCAAGGAAATGGTACTTGATGTCATAAGAACAGAAGAAGTGCCAGAGTCAGGGAATGGAACAGTGAGAACAGCAGTCCTATATACAGTTGCTTATCTCTATGAACATAGGGAGGAAGCTGATCACCATGACCTTATGTTGTCACTTCGTAGTCTTCTTATGGGAGTCAGAAAGGCAGGTTTTTAATGGATATCTCAAGATTATCGGAAAAGATACTGGTTCAGAAAAAGACCATAACTGAGGACGATATCGGGAATCATCAGGAAATGTGGGAGGATTACCACTACTTTTTCTGTCATGTATCGGACATGCCACAGGGCGGGGGAAACGGTGATGAGACATCTGCTGCCGGGCAGACACTTGAGGAACCGATAATAACTTTCACTGTAAGATACAGCAAGGATGCAGCTGCAGTAAAGTCTACCGGCTTTCGAGTAATATTCCATGATGATTTCTACAACATAGTTTCTGTAGACCACATGAACTATGACCATAAGAGCATCAAGCTTAGATGTAGGAAGGTGTGGAGATGAGCGAGACGGTAAAGATAGGAGAGCTTTCATCAAAGATTATGGCGGGCCTTAAGGAATACGAGAAGCTTGCCACTCAGGATATGAAAAGTGCTGTGAAAAAAGCTGGGCAGACAGCCCGGAAAGAGATAGCTGCAACAGCTCCTACTGACACAGGAAGGTATGCAAAAAGCTGGACGGTGAAAAAGACTAAGGAAACAGGAACTTCTATGGAAGTGACGGTTCATTCTAGGAACAGATACCGAATAGCACACCTTCTCGAGCATGGCCATGCAAAAAGAGGTGGCGGAAAAGTAGCAGCAAGACCTCACATTGGAAAGGCAGAACAGAAAGCAGTTAAGGAATTTGAAAGAGATATCGAAAAGGCTCTGAAGGGATAAAAAATGAATGCCATTTTAAAAATCTTAAGGCGGCTGGGTTTTCCTTTTGCATATGACCATTTTGCAGAAGGAGAAGGACCAGATCCGCCTTTTGTTATTTACAGATGTGAAGGAACAGATAACTTTTCAGCAGATGATGAGGCCTATTATCCGGTGGATGAAATGGCTGTTGTTCTTTATACGGATAAAAAGGACCTAAAGACAGAAAAGAAACTGGAAGACCAGCTTACAAAAGCTGGAATCTTCTTTGAAAAGTACGAGCTGTTTATAGACAGCGAAAAGCTATATGAAGTTACCTACTCTTTTGAGCAGGGTAAAGATTAAGGAGGCTAATATGGGCAACAAGGTAAAATTTGGCTTAAAGAACGTATTTTACGCTCTTGCCACAATAGCTGAGGATAACTCAGCAACATATTCTGCTCCGGTAAGATGGCCGGGTGCAGTTAATTTATCAATGGATCCCGCAGGTGAGCAGACAAAGTTTTTTGCAGATGATGTCAGCTTTTACACCACAGTAGGTAATGCTGGCTATACCGGATCATTTGAAAGTGCACTTGTTCCGGATTCATTCAGGAAAGATGTTCTTGGCGAAGTGGAAGATGGTAACGGAGTTCTTATTGAGGATTCTGATGCAACACCGGTTCACTTCGCTCTTATTTTTGAATTTACAGGAGATGCATCCCAGGTAAAGCATGTGCTTTATAACTGTACTGCTGCAAGACCTTCTGTTGGATCAAAGACAAGAGAAGAGTCAGTTGATGTACAGACTGAGTCGATAAACCTCACCTCATCTGCAATCTACGATAAGACTCTTCAGAAGAACATCATCAAAGCTAAGTGCGGTGATAAGACTTCTAAAGCATATGCTGGATGGAGCACAGATGTATACCTTCCTGCAGCAATTACCGAAGGAGGCAAGGGTAAGTCATGAGAAAAACAGTAAAGGTTGGAGATATTGTAGTGGAGTTTTGCGCTAACGGCGCAACTCCACTTAGATATAAGCAGGTCTTTCATAAGGACCTTTTAAAATTCTTTGATAATGCTTCAAAGGAAGGCGTGGATGATGCCTTTGCCACAGAGACAGTTATGGAGCTTTCATTCATTATGGCAATGCAGGCAAAGGGCGGTGACCTTTCAAAACTCACAGAAGAGGAGTATTACGAGTGGCTCTCACAGTTTGAAGCAAATGATATTCCTCAGAATGCATCGGATATCATCGATGTATATATGGGTAATACCAAAACAGATTCAGAGCTAAAAAAAGAGAGCGCCCCACAAGCAGATGCATGAACACTGCAATCTACCTTCTTAGGGTAGTACAGATGGGGCTTTCTCTATCTGAGCTTGATAACCTCGATATCGGTATGGTGTTTGATATGATAACTGAAAACGCCAATGATCATGAGGAATATGACCTTCTCCCTACGCAGGAGGATTTCGACAGATTCTGATGAAAGCCTTTTGCAAATGAGTTAAAATATTTTTGCAGGCTTATGCGTGCAAAAAGGAGAACGGTATGGATAAAGGGGTTAAAAAAATAGTGTTTACTGGAGAGTCGGGGTTCGGGAGACTTGAAGATGCCTACACTGAAAGACTTTCCATTACGGAAAAAGGTGTGAGCTATACATATACACCAAGAGTTCACTATGATATGAATCTGCCAAGGAAGTGGAAATACACCACTGATAACTTCAGGTATAAAAGACTTTTTTATGAGCTTTCTGAAATGATCCAGGATTATAAGGATAAAGTGGTTGAGGACCTGGTCGATGTAGGTGCTCTTGAAATACAGGTTGTTTTCGAAGATGGAACAAGCTGGAAAAGAGAGTTTTATATTGAACCATTCTTTAGTCCAGACGGAGATGGTTTTTTACAGATGTTTGAGATTATAAATAAATTCGTTCCTCAAAGTGAAGAATATCCAAGGTTCTCTGATTTAGAGGATTATGAAGAGGACGAGGATGAGGAAGACGAAGAGGAGTAATAAAGGTAAGTTAGTAAGGCATCAGACTAAAAAGTCTGGTGCTTTTTTAGTGCATTAAAAGGAGCATGTATGGCAGACAGAATAAAAGGTATTACAGTCGAGATTGGAGGTGATACCACAAAGCTCTCAAAAGCACTTGAGAGTGTAAACAAAAGCATAAGAACTACCCAGGGGTGCCTTACGGATGTCAATAAGCTCCTTAAGATGGACCCTGGGAATTTGGAGCTTCTTTCACAGAAGCAGTCGTATCTGTCAAAAGCGATAGCGGATACAGAAGAAAAGCTAAAGGCTGAGAAAGAAGCCTATGAACAGCTTAAGAATACAGATGGCTTTGATAAGAATTCTGATCAGGCAAAGAACCTGAGAAGAGAAATTGAAGCTACTACAATAAAGCTCAATGAACTAAAGGATGCTGTGGGATCACTTGATTCCTCGGCATCCTCTTTTAGTGCTATGGGTGAAAAAATGAAGGCCCTTGGGGATAGCCTCAAGGATTCCGGTGAAAAGATAAAAGCAACTGGCGACAAGATAAAAGATGTTGGCGGAGATCTTACAAAGAAGGTAACTACACCGATACTTGGACTTGGAGCAGCTGCAGCAAAAAGCGCTATTGATTTTGAGGATGCTTTCACCGGAGTAAAAAAGACAGTGGATGAAACAGCAACTACATCATATGAAGATTTGTCAAAAGCTATCCAGGAGATGGCTACGGTTACAGCTTCTTCTCAGGCGGAGATTGCAGGAGTAATGGAAGCAGCCGGTCAGCTCGGTGTAGGTGCTGATAACATAGTAGATTTTACCAAAACGATGATCATGCTGGGCGATACAACAAACCTGTCAGCTGATGAAGCTGCAACAGCACTCGCCCGGTTTGCAAATATAACAGGAACATCACTTGATGATGTTGATAGGCTTGGATCCGTAATAGTTGATCTTGGTAACAACTATGCAACGACTGAGTCTGAAATAGTAAATATGGCGACAAGACTTGCTTCCGCGGGAACAATAGCGGGACTTTCTGAAACAGAAATCCTTGGACTATCTGCAGCAATGACATCTGTAGGTATAAATGCTGAGGCCGGTGGTACAGCAATGAGCCAGACGCTTACAACTATATCTAAGGCAGTAGAACTTGCAGGAACTGCTGGTGATGAAAATGGTAAGTGGGCAGCATCACTTCAGACTATCGCAGATATCACAGGATATACAGCAGAAGGATTCCAGGAGCTTTGGAAGCAGGAAGGTGGCGCAGGAGAACTAACGGAAGAGTTTATAAGAGCTCTTGGTGTTATGGGTGAGAACGGAGAGTCAGCACTTGTAGCACTTGATGATCTTGGTATGACAGGTATCAGGCAGTCAAACATGCTTCAGTCACTTGCTCTTGCTTATGATATGACAGGTCAGGCTGTTAATACAGCAAACACAGCTTTTTCAGAGAATACAGCACTTTCTGCTGAGGCTGAGAAAAGATATGGAACAACTGCATCGCAGATTGAGCAGCTTAAGAGTGGCTTTGTAAATGTGGGTATTAGTTTTGGACAGATACTCCTTCCTTACCTGCAGCAGGGAATTGGATTCTTACAGGACCTTGCAGCAAAGATGCAGGCTCTTTCACCTGAGCAGCAGAGCATGATCGTGCATATTGCAGCGATTGCAGCTGCGGTAGGTCCGATCTTAGTTGTTATAGGAACTGTGATATCGAGTATTGGCGGAATAGTATCTGCCATAGGAACGGTTATCTCAGTTGGAGGAACACTTATTGGTGCGATAGGAGCTCTTTCACCGCCAATGCTTATTGTGGCTGGTGTAGTAGGAGCTCTTATTTTAGTTGGAGTGGCCCTATATAAGAACTGGGACACTATAAAAGCAAAGGCACAGGAACTTGGTGCAAAGCTCTCTGAGAAGTGGAATGCAATAAAGACATCAACAAAACAGGCTTTTGATAACGTGAAGGAGAGCGTATCAGGTGCTATGAACAGTGTAAAAGAGAAGTGTTCAAATGCCTGGGATAACGTAAAGAGTGCAACTTCTACAGCACAGAACCTTATCGCCAGTGTGGTTAAGGGAAAGCTCAATGAAGTAAAAAGTGCTTATGAATCACATGGTGGTGGTATCAAAGGAACCGCTGCTGCCATCTGGACTGTTATGACTGAAAAGTACAGAACCGGATTCCAGGTGATAAATACTCTTTCACATGGAAAGCTTTCTGAACTGACGAATAAGTTTAAGGATCAGCTTGGGCAAATACCTCAGAAAGCTCAGGAAGCACTTGAGAGTGCGAGACAGAAGTTTAATGAAAAGTTGGAGGCAGTAAAGACACTTGTTAGTAATGCGCTTAATGCTGTTAGCGGATTCTTTAAGAACCTGCACCTGGAGCTTCCACAGATAAAGACACCGCACTTTAAGTTTACTAACTGGTCTCCAAATCCTGTTGACTGGGTATCAAAGGGAATGCCTGGAATAGAGATTGAGTGGTACAAGAAGGCTATGGGAAATGGAATGATCCTTAATGGCCCTACAATCTTTGGATATTCAGGCGGTAAGCTTCTTGGAGGTGGAGAAGCTGGAAGTGAAACAGTTGTTGGAACAGCATCACTTATGGCGATGATTCAAAAAGCTACAGGCGGTGGAATTAATCCTGCTGATATTTATGATGCAGTAAGGGAAGGCGCTTCTAACGCAGAGATCATTATAAATCTTGATAATAGAGAAATGGGCAGGAGCCTTAGAAAGATGGGAGTGGTGTTTGCATGATCGAAGTTAAATATGTCAACTCAGAAGGAAAGACTTTTATTCTTTCTTCAGAAGGCGAGAGGCTAAGACTTCGAAAGGGAAATTTACATAAGTATTCTTGGGTGGCTGAGACTATCGAATACAAGTATGGTGACCAGGTTCAGGACTTTACTAAGCAGGCGATTTCATATGATTTGGAATTCATAGTGAGAGGAAATCCTTTGGAGCGAAAGGAATGCCTTAAGAATTTTCATAATGCATCTGAGCATGACATTATGGTGAATGAAAGAGGAAAGCTTTGGTTTGGAGAATACTCTATAGAATGTTTTATACTTGCATCTGATACTCAGCCGGATGAGAAAAATGACAATGTTACTATCAATTCCGTGACAGCATATTGCCCATATCCGTTCTGGATGAGAGAGACAGTTCTATCGTTTATGAGTCATGGAAAAAATGGACTTATGGACGCCTATGATTATGCCTTTGATTATGGCGATTTTGATTATGGAGTAGAAGGATATCGTGCTTTTACAGGAATTGATTCAACAGTTCCTCTAGAATTTAGGCTTATCGTATATGGCCCTGTTTCGGATCCTCAAATAGTTATAAACGGGCACCTTTATGAAGTTGATGTGGATATTGCTCAGTACGGCTATCTTACAATCTCTTCCTTAGAAAAATCTGATCAGGAGAAGTCGTGTATTCTTACATATCCATCAGGTAAGAGCATAAGTGTCCTAAACGCGAGAAACCGCGATAGTTATATTTTTAAGCCTATAACAAGCGGAGAATTAAATGTTTCATCTGAGCAGGAGGTGAAGTTTGACCTAGTTATTATTGAAAGAAGGAGTGAGCCGCTATGGATCTGATATATGGGAATGTTAAAGACGGGAAAATTGAAGATATTGGAATCCTTAGCAATTATACGTTAGATCTTTCATTTGGGAAAAACGATAATGATTTCTCTTTGGTAGTGCCTGATGAGGCAACCCGCCTTTATGAAGATCAGGTGATATACGTTGAAGGAACTGAGTTCGGTGGAATAATAGACCACATCGAAGTGGATACTGAAAAAAGAAGGCTGACATATAGCGGACGGACATGGCATGGGATACTAGAGAATAAGGTCATGTATCCATTTGCCAGTGATGACTATCTTTACTATAACGGTGAGGCCAATACCGTTATTGCTCAGATTCTGGAAAGACTTAACCTTTCACCAGGAAAAGCAAATGAACTGATGAAAGCACCTAAGGCTGGTGTGATCAAGGCATCCAAGGAGAACTCCGGTATTAGAATTTCCGGCTATAGGGTGAGCAGTGAAAGTGGAAATTATGCTAAGGGATATTCTCTTATTAGGGATATGCTTAGTGAGTTTGATGCTAAACCTCTAATAATTGACGGGGTGATAAAAGCTGTTCCATTAGTGGATTATTCTAATGATTATGACTTTCTTGCGCAGACTGATCAGTTCAGGGCAAAGCGAAAGTATAACTCGCTGAATCATTTGCATTGCATGGGAGTGGGAGAGTTATCGAACCGCTATACGATTGATATTTTTCTGGATAGTGGGGGAGGGATTCTTCCTTATGCGAGGTCAAACCCAATTTATGACAGTGACTACTATTCGGACTTATCAAAGTTGAAGAGATCAACTAACGCAGAGGACAAGAAGAACTATAAATTGCTCTTAGACAATATGATCACTGGTGTAAATGAGATTGCTGACATTTATGATTATAAGAGTGCAGGAATTGTTGATCATTATGTGCCGCAGACAAGTAAACCGTCTGATTGGCAGACTATGTATCCTGAAGATAAGAAGTATGGCTTTCAGAAATATTATGTGATCAATGATGAGAAAACGGATCAGAACGAAGCAACATATAAAGAAGTAAGTGATCCGGGGAAAGCTATAAGATATGACCTTTTGCTTTCATCCCCACAGGATTGGCAACATGTATTTACCGATTATTATGAAATAAAGAACGGGAAGTATGAAAAGCTAACTAAGGGTGATGTGTATCATCCACTTTCTGCAGCTCCTTCTGATTGGAATGTAAATTATGCCCGGTATTACGAAATGAGCGGATCAAGTTATGTGCATCCGACTCTTGTAGATACGCTTGCACCGCTTACTTCAGCACCGGGAGACTGGGAGAATACTTACGGGAATTATTACTATTCCAACGGAACTAAGGTTAATGGGGTGTGGCAGGGTGAGCAATACTTTTATACAACGTCACAGCCACCAGACTGGGGGACGAGCTATAGTAGTTATTATTTTGATTACTCTACTGGAACAGTGATAGAAAAACGTTCTGTTCAAGGTGTTCCCAGAGACGTATATGTGAAGATGACCATAAAACCTTCAGATTGGAATACGAACTGGAAATATTACTATAAGAACAAGACAGTAAACAAAAAGACGAAGAAATATCAGCTTTCAGAACTCTATAAGAAAAAGCCTAAGTGGAAAGCAAATACTTTCTTTAGGAAAGACACGGTGTATGATGCACCGCCATGGCAGGCTGGAAAATACTATTGGAAAAAGAGCGCAGGTACATATGCTCCGGCATTTGTAGCGGGCTCTTTTTTCTATGCAACAAAAGCAGTTCCGTCTTTTAAGGCTGGGAAATACTACGAGAAAGGTGACTATCCATATTGGAGCAGCGGGAAATATTACAAGGCGGTTGAGTATCAGCTCTTTCCAACGTGGGCAAAGGGTGCATTCTTTACTAAGGTTGAAGATCACTATGCCGCTTTAGTAGAGGGCGCTCTTAAAAAGATAGCTGAATACCAGGAAAAGGATGAGCTTGGAATAGAGCTTAAGGATGGTAGAGAGTACGACATCAATGATATTGTCGGAGCTTCTGACGAAGTTACCGGCCTCTCCGCCAAAGCACGTGTGATTCAAAAGACAGTAAAAATAAAAAGAGGCATTACTACAATCACGTATGATGTCGGATAGGAGGAGAAATGGTAGAACTTGTAACTGGACATAGAGGTAAACCTCATGTAACAGCGCTGCAGGCAGCAAGAAATAATGCAGGTATTCTGGGAAATTCAAAAAGTGTTGTTTTCTTTGAGGCAGACGGGAAATTCGAAATGACGGTGATGGATGGATTGAGAATGAAACTTAGTGAAGGATGTGGTTATGCTGGAGGCAGATTTTTTGAGATTACAGAACCTATTTATCTGCAGGCTGATACTCTTGAAAACTCATCTTATTACAGGCGTGACAGGATAGTACTTCTTATCATAGAAAACAATATAACTGGTGAGGAGAGAGCAGAATTCAGGTATCTGCAAGGGAATGAGGAAGGCCCCGATCCGACGAGGATATCAATCCCTGAAAATCCTACTGAAACTGAGAATGAGAATGATAAAGTTCTTAGATGTTTTTCAATTGCTTCGTTATTTACAAGAGCAACACAGTTTTCTGCTGTGTATAGGGAGTTCTATAGTTTTTCGGGGGCCTATGAGCTTCAAAAGGATCTGGAAAGTACTAAAAAAGACATTGATTCTATAAAACAGTCTTTTCAGGATGGCTGTAAGAAGATAGCAAAAGCATGTACCAACAAGGGCGTTTCTACAGCCGATAATGCAAGCCCTGATACCATAGTGACTAATATTGGTAAAGTATATGATAAAGGCAAAGCGGATGGAAAAGTGAAATGGAAAGCAGAGAATTTGACTATTACTACAGATTCTTCCGTGGCTTTACCGGCAGAAAGAGCTACATCCTGCACAATAACGATGGTAGAGTACAATGGCTCACAAGCTAATATATTATGTCCTGGACCGGTTGGTACTCTTGGAAATAAAGGAGATAGTGTGACTTTTAATCCGATACAAAAAGGTGGAAAAGTTGTGACTATCGTAAGGACAGGAGCACAAAAGCCTATAAAGTGTTCATATTCAATGACTTACGAGTGATAGGAGGAAATATGAATTTTACGACAGAACAGGCAATACTTGTTATATGCGGACTTATAGGCGCGGCTATAACGCTTATAACGCTGATAGAAAAAATAGCATCAATAATAACTCTTGCAAAGGGCCCAATAGCAGATCTTGATAAAAGGATAAGTGCTCTGGAGCATAAAACTGATCATTATGAGCATTTTTTTAATAATGATAAGCGTAGGATTGAATATCTTGAGCGGACAATGTCCGTTACGATAAGAGCGCAGTTTGCTCTTGTAAGGCATGCAATTAATGGTAATGATATCGATCAGTGTCGGGCAGTAGAGAAGGAGCTTCAGGAATTTTTATCAAACCAGGGACAGGAAAGAGGGTGGATTCCTTATGGTGAAAAAACTGAATAAGAACAGATGGCTGTGGGAGTTTTCAAAGAGAGTGGTGCTAATATGCACTGCTCTTTTTGTTATTGGGGATGTTTATTCGATGGCGGTAATGCTTCTTTATGAAAACTTCGATAGCCTGGGTACTTTTATTGATTGCAATACGCAGGTTCTTCGGGACTGCGTTTTTGCATATATGGTCAAGAGTGGCCTAGAAAACATTTTCAAAATCAGAGGAGGAAATGAAGAATGAGAGATTTTGTAACGAGGGTAACATCAAGAAAGTTTTTACTGTGTTTTGCAGCGTTTTTGGCATCTATCGGTGCAAGTGTGGCAGGTATCCAGAGTGGGAATAATACCGTTACTGCAATAGGCACAGTTTGTTCTGTTCTTTCCGCTGCCATTTATGCAGCATGTGAAGCTTATGTTGATGCTTCCGGGAAGGAGGGAAAATGAGTTATACAGCAGAAGAGTTTCTGCAGAAGATAAAGCCCTTTGTAATTGCTGATGCAAAAAGTACCGGTATACTGGCTTCTCTTACTGCGGCGCAGGCTTTCATTGAGAGTAACAGGGGAAACAGCGGGCTGACCGTTAAGGCAAACAATTTATTTGGAATTAAAGGCAACTACAACGGCCAGAGTATTACCATGAATACAAAGGAGTATGTGAACGGTAAGTACATTACTATAGCAGCCCCGTTCAGGAAATATCCTTCATGGAAAGAATCAATAGCTGATCATTCAGCGCTGTTCCTTCGATCTAAGAGATACAGTAATCTCGTTGGATGCCGGGATTACAGAACCGCTTGCCAGAATGTATATAAAGACGGATATGCTACTGGTAAGGATTACGATAAGACACTTATAAAAACAATCGAAAAATATGGGCTTTTTGTATGGGATAGTGAGACAGGAGATGTCATTGAAAATCCATACAAAGAGCCCTTATTCAATGTTAAGACTGGAATGAAAGGTGATTCAGTCAAATGGGTCCAGGCTCAGCTGCGTACTAAAGGTTACAGCCTTGCAATCGATGGCGATTTCGGATATAAGACAAAAGCTGCAGTGGTACAGTTCCAAAAGGCAGTAGGCCTTGATCCGGATGGGATTGTTGGAGTGCTTACACGTAACAAACTTAAATAGTACATTAGGAAATAGCTTGCTGTTATATTGTGACATCTGTGTAATGTTTATAGGACAGCAGATTTGATAAGCTGTAATTCCTGCTGACGGCCGTCTGAAGGGAACAAGCTTTTTTTTATTTAAGGAGTTTTATATGTGTATTTATTGTACCTCTAATGACAAAATCGATTTTATGTGTAGAGAGATATTTAATATCAGGGTGGACTGTGGATTTGTAGGAGAAATATGCTCATCATTGAGTATTCGCAGGAAAGAAAAGGTATTGGAAATGGTCGTATATAACGAGAATGGAGACGACTATAGAGTAAAGAAGGCTATTGAAAAATGTCCATTTTGTGGTGAGGTTTTTTAATAAGAGGATGTAGTAATTAAGGACATCAGGGATAACCTGGTGTCCTTTTTAATTTGGAGGCGATCATGATATGGGATAAAGTTAAAAACTCAATAACACTGACAAGAGTAGTAGCTTTTGGAATATGGCTTGTGCTCCTTACAGTGACGGTAGCATGCTTCCGGAGTAGCAAGAATACCACGGATTTCAGGACATCTTCCTGGGGAGACAAATATGGTGATGTCTATGACAGGGAAGAGTCAGAGATATTCCAGCAGGGATCCGAGGAGTTTTCTATGATGGATAGCCTCATTGAAGGCGATGAATGTGTAGTAACCTACTTCTTTAATGAGTATGCAAAGCTCGTCCGGGGAGAATATTATATAGAACATCCCGGAAAACCAATCGATGAAGCCTTTGGAGAATACTATGAGCTTTTATCGGAGAAGTACGGTAAAGCTGCTGACGAAGATAAAATCGTGGGTGTTACTTATGCTAAGTTTAGAACAAGAACTACGAAGATTACGCTTGTGGTAAAGAACGGAGCAATTACGATAAAATTTGAACCGATCCGAAATATTTAATTTATTTTTAATACCTAATTCATCTGCTTTTCACAGGAATGAGAGATAATTACGATATGTTTTCATGGACTGAAAACTATGCTAATGATTCTTTTGTTAGTATTAGGAAGGAGCCTAAATATGAGAAAATCTATAATTTCCATAATGCTTGTTCTGTTGTTTATACTATGTATTCCTTCAAAAGCATATGCTTCATTCCCACTTAAGGAATCTAACAGTGATACTGCTTCGGTAGAAGCGCAGGAGTATTATAATAAGCTGCCACAAGGTGTTAGAAATGCTTTTGAGTCATATGGATGGCGGGTGATCATAACGGATGTATTCAAGGTAAATTTCGTATCAGCTATGTATAAAGGTGCGCCTAGCGGTGGATATGTTGCAGGATATACGGAGACAGGCTCAAGAAGCATTGTACTTGCTAATACTGATGCGGGGGCTGCTATGAACCATGAGATGGGTCATTTCTTTGACTATATTCTTGCAGGGAACGTGTCTGAATCGCAGAAATTCTATAATATCTATGCTGCGGAGTGTGCAAATTTTGATGGGGGAAGTAATTCATATGCAATGTCTGATTCTACAGAATATTTTGCTGAAGCGTTCCGGGAATATGTGGAGTGCGCAGGATATTTGAAGGCTCGTTGCCCTTATACATACGCTGCATTAGATGGTCTTGTTAGTCCTTATGGAAGGACACAAACAGATAATGTAACAGATTACGTGAGATGTGACTCTCATGTGATATCCGAGACTGCAAGACAAGCTGCGAATAAGTTTAAGGATTTGGCCGTACTGGCAGCAGAAAAAGTGCTTGGAAGCGATAGTGTAGGCTCTAGAACTTTGGATGGATGGCTTGATAAGGCGAGTGAAACTTATCAGGATATAAAGGATGATCCGGAAGGATGGGGAAAAGCATTAGCAGAAAAGGCAAATGACAAGATACATAATTCAGATCCAGGAGATATTGGTTCAGCAGCTGCTGATAAGATCAATAAAAAGTTCGAAGAAATGGGAGAATATGCAGATTCTAAGGACTGGGGACAAGTCGGAGCTGATGCTGCTGATAAGGTAAAGAAATATCTGGGAGGTATCCACTGGAACGAATAGCCTCTTGCATGGAGAAAATCAATATGAACTTTTGTTTTGTACAGTACAATCGATACACCTATCCATCTGGCCTTGAGCCTGAACTGACGGAAATAGCAGGCCACTTTGATATTTCTGAAATAAAAGATGTGCAAGATTACTCACTCCATACGGAGTACAGCTTTGCTAGCAGGAAGCTTTCAACTGAATTAGTAAAGAGGTTTCCGGCTATTAAGGAAGCTCATAACAGATATGTTCCACAATTATGGAAATCTGAGAAGTGGGCTGACGAGTTTGCACAGTTCGTCATTGCGCTTACGGAATCCCATGTGGCTCCCAAAGTCATCGAGATACATCCGCCATTTAATGACTACTGTGATATGGATGGATTCATAGATCGATTTAATGTTTTTGAGGCTGTTATACATAATAAGTATCCGAATGTGCAGATTGTGGTGGAGAACAGGGCAGGATCCAGGTATTCAGGTGGAAAATTCCTTGTTAGTAAAGCAGCGGACATTGGTGCACTTTGTGAAAAAATCCGTCAGAAGGATGTGAAGCTTGGAGTAGTCCTAGATTTTCCACAGCTTCTTACTGCTGAACATATAAATACAGATCCTTTTGAGAAGTTAAAATACCACAGTGCTCTGAATCCGCTTCTAGAGTATAGAAATGAGATAAAGGGACTCCATATTTGGGGGAAGAAGCAGAATGACACTGGAAGGATGATTGCTCATGTGGGGAACCTGAATACATACTTTCCTAACCCGGAGGATAAGCGATATTTTCTCGATGGGATTTATGCCCTCTGTAGAGATGATGCTCGACGGTTCTTTGTACCGGAAGTGAATTCTGGTCAGGCTGATTTTGAATCAGTAGTAATGGACGTTGTTAACAGATGTATAGATGATTGCCACTAATATGATAGATGCTTTTATATTGAAGTAGTGAGCCGGATACCTTTTTTATGGGTTCCGGTTCTTTTTTTATTGAAAGTTTAGATACCGCAAGCCTTGCCAATGATAAAATGGTTATATGGCAAAATACAGGAAAACAAGAAAATTTAGATATCCGCTGAATCTTTTACGCGATATATGTAAGACTTGGGGAGCAGAGTATCTTCCGGTATCTGCAACCTCGGATGTTAGGGCTAACCTTTTGAATGTCGTTAATGGCCTTACAGATGATGAGATAGAGCTTATTAGGCTTCGTTATGAAGAGGAGAAGACCTTCGTAGAGCTTTCTGATTATTATGGAATATCTCCAAGCGGTGTTCGGGATCGAATGGTTAAGATCCTGAAAGCGCTCGGTACAAAGCAGTATTCTGATATGATCTACAAGCCGCGTAAGGATAAGAGTGAGATTAAGACGCTGGAAGATCTTAATCTTTCAAACCATGCCTATCGTACACTTCTTAGGAATAATATAACCACCCTGGATGAATTAAAGGATATCGGACTTGAAGGAATACAGGGATTAAGGAGTGTAGGAGCAAGTACATATAATGAAATCCAGGACAAAGCTGGATTCTTGTGGAGAGAAGAACGGTCATGAACGGTGAACGGCCGCTTGTTACTATTCACAGTTAAATAGATTTTGAAATGAAGCTCATATTGGTGGGCTTTATTTTTGTATTAGGAACAATTAGAATATTAAACAAATTAAAAATTCATAGGGAGATAAAAACTGATGCAAATAAGGCCAGCAGTAGAGATAGATTATGAATCAGTTCTGAGAATTATGAATCAGGTTCAGGATATTCATGTTGAATTGCGTCCTGACATATATAAAAAGAATAAAGAGATAATTACCAAAAAAGAATTTTTGGAAGCACTGGAAGGGGATACTTTCTATGTCGCGGAGGATGGAGAAAAAGTCGTAGGTATTATGGGACTTACTTATCGTCATATAGAGTCATCTTCTCATGTAACGAGAGACGTTATTTTTGTGGATTGCATGGCAGTCGACGAGCCATACAGAGGAATGGGAGTAGGGCATGCCTTTTTTGATAAGTTAAAGGAACTTGCGGCAGAAATAAACTCTGACGGCATAGAACTCCAAGTGAATGCAAAAAATAAGCAGGCGTATGAGATGTATGCAAAATACGGATTTAACGAGAAATCAATAAATATGGAATTGTTGGAATGGTAAATAATACCTATTGACGATTGTAAAGGCAATAAAAAAACGACAAGAAATATATAAAACATCTAGCTTTTTGGTGATTTTGACAGAGATAATTAATCGTTATGAGTATGAGGGAATTAAAAATTTAGAACAGCATGAAGCTGATAGGCTGTGAATAGTAACGGCCGCTTTTGTGCTGTGGAAATTATTGGACACCTTATGAATTATAATTTGATTTATAAAGAGTAAGGAGGAACCAGTTTATGAGAGACATAAAAAGTTTCACAAATAGAAAAAATGTAGTTGAAATGGAAAAAGTCTTTTTGTCGGATTTTGTTGAAAATATGGGTGTGAAGGATAGAATCAGTGACATGGGACTTACATTTTTTAGCGCGGGGATACTGATGTTTTCTGTAGCATTCATTATTTCATCATTATGAGGTGTGGCATTGTAAATTAGTTAGGATCCATTAGAAAAAATATATCTTTAGCGATAAAAAGAGAAGCGGAGGAATTATGGATGGACTCAAATGAAATAGAATACTCTGAGGATGCGCTTATATTCTTAAGCTTGTATAAGCAGATGGATAAAATGAGTCAGGAGTTTTTCAAATGGTTACTTCCTGAGATTGCTGAAGGCCGGTTGGATGTTATTGGCATGGGCTCTGAAGGGTTGCAAAAAATATACGAGGACTGGAAGGCAGAGCATAAGAGAAATATTTAAAGGCTTAAACTAACGGAGTTGATTATTGAAAATATGTTTAGGGGGATTAGTACAATGAGAAAAATAGTAAAAGCGATGTTCTGTATGCTGTTAGTATGGGTGATTGTTCTTACAGCTATACCAATGGAGACATATGCGAAGGTCAAAAGTGCAAGCTTAAAGATTACGGGAGCATTCATCAGGGATAATAAAGCTATGATAAGTTTAAAGATAAAGCTTCCGGATAATGATTACTATTATGTCTACACAAACATAAGTAGGATAGAAAATGGGAAAACAGTAACATATGACGAAAGCTATTACTCAGTAGAAGAAAGTGGTGCTAGTGAAGACGATGTTAGCTATTATATTGATAAATCAGGACTTTATGAATTCGATTATATACTGACAGATAATATTGACACGTATAGTAATAGTTATGAAAACTTATATGCTTATGACAAGACGTATCTGTATATAACAAAAGAAAATGGTATATACAATATTACAGATTATAAGCATGATCCATATTCCGCTCTTGCTGCCAAAGACAAAAAGAGCATAAAAAAGCAGCTGACTCAATTCTTTAAATATGCTAAGAACTATAATGTCGGAGGGATAAAAAGCTGTGTTAAGACGGACAGAAAGAATAGTTACATTTATGAGAGATCGGCTCAGCAATTTATTCGTACTGCTAATAAAAAGAGGTTTTCTTACAAAATTAACAGCATAACTGTTGATGGAAATGAAGCGAGGGTAAGGACGGATGTTACTTGCTATAATTCATATAATGCAGTTAAAAGTGCTATGAAAAAGCAATTTGTTACAGCCCTTCGGACCAAGAAATTTAATTATGCTAAGTTGATCTCGGACATGAATAGATATTACAAAAAGGACAATACATACGAATGGTATCCGACAGATATTAAAATGGTAAAAGTTAAAGGCAAATGGAAAATTAAGAAAATGACTTTTGATATTCAATTTATAACTAATTGTGGATTGATATATGCACTTGATTATATCAAGGACCATCCGTCAGAACTTATATTTGATTAAGTGTTTCTGGAAACAGAATTTATAGGCTATTAAACTGAAAAACGTTGCATTAATGAAAAGGATTAATGCAACGTTTTTTTATTTGAAACGGAAACAAAAAATGAAATTTATATTCAGATTGTAGTCAGTACAAAGATAAATCATTGTGCAAATAAGATTTATTTTATCTCGAATTAAGATAATTTTAACTTATATCTGAAATAATAGAATCAGTGGTATTGTGCAATTTTTTTACTCTCATGGGAGCGGCTTATTTCCCAATCACGGAGGTTAATAATGTCTGATATCATTTCTGAATTTAATGGCAATGTAGTAGGTATAGCATGCAACAAAGGTGATCATGTGAAGACTGGGGATACGGTCATTGAGATCCATATGATGGGCCTTAACGTACCAATAGTAGCTCCTGCACCAGGTATTATTGAAAATATTTGTGTTTCAGTAGGAGATAATGTTACCAAAGGAATGATAGTATTCAGTATGGAAAGTCTATCAGCTGATTCTGATCATGTTTCATGCCCAAGTTGTGGAGTAATCAACAATCGTTCTGCGAGATTTTGCTCATCTTGTGGCCAAAAACTTGCAACAAATACTAATATTCCTACTATTATACAATCACCCAATACAATTAATGGTTTCGGAAATCAGACCACTAACAATACAATTCCGCCATATACTCAAAATACGGCTTATAACTCCAATATAGCTACCAATGCTCCAATCAAGAAGAAAAAGCATTGGTTAAGAAATACCGTAATAGTTGCTGGTGTTCTTTTAGTATTGTTAGTTTTATTTGGCAGCAGCACCGATGAGAGTGAAAAAAACAATAAAACCGTAGAAAACACTCAAAAGAGTAGTGCAAGTACAGCTAGTACTCAAATCATCCAAGTAGCAGAGAATAATACAAAAGTTGAAAATTCTCAAAAAAGCATCAGTAAAGAGAAAGATCCCAACTTTATGCATGATTTGAATAAACAAAAGACAGAAACGGTTATAACTGGGATAGATTACTATGGATACGGAATAGTTTTTTATAGTCAAGGTGACCGGATGTTCTATCTAAGATGTCCATATATAGAGACATCGAATGGGGAGACTCTTTATTCAACGGTTCGCTTGCCAATTGATGATGAATCAATAACGAAATACGAATTATCAGATGGTGACTGCGTAAAAATTAGTGCGCATGTGGTTGATCATATGACTAATGATGAGTTCTGGTTGTTGTTCGACGAATGCACACGGGCAGATACAAGTTTTATATATGATATTTATAACTCCTCATCATACGAAACACTGCCATCATATAGTTCTTTTACCAACTTTTGCAGATATGGAAAAAAAGGGCAAATGTGTCTATTAACGAACGTTGAAGTATATTCTACTGATGACGATAGTTATTTTTGTTTTATTGACTACAATCCTGATTCTATAGATTCACAGGTATCTTTGCATTTATTGGATTCTGCAAATGGTGTTACACATACTCGCATACTTCCAGGGGATAGGATATCTGTTTTTTGTCATCTTGTACGTATAGAGTCATCCGGAACACCTACTTTTGAGCTAGATTATATTATAGACTTGAATGGAAGTAATTCTAGCGGTGCAACCACTCACAGTAATCCCACTGGGCCTAGTACTGCAATAAATGACAATTCAACAACTGGTAATACAAATAAGGCCAATTCATATGATAGTATGGCTATCGCCGGGCAGGATGTTGTTGGTAGATATACTAATGGTAATGGGGCAAATCTTGGATTATATGAAAAGCCTAATGAAGGACAGATTTCTGTATTTAATATAAGCGGAAGTTATGAAATACCGTATAATCCTAACTATGAGAACTATTCTGAGGAAAGATACTCTATAAGTATATACACAGAACAAGATGATTATGGTATAGGAGAAGAGTGCGGATGCATAAGTTATTATGTTGATGGAGTAGAAAAACTATATGCATTGTTGTATATGGTTGATACTAATACATACCTTGCTTATGATCCTAATACCATGAAGCAAGATAGCGACATGCTGTTTATTCAAGTTCGAAGCTATAATGATGCATACGTGATTGATACATATAAAGGCGGTGAATGGGAGTATTCCTATGTTATGACTGAGCACTATGAGTCTTAAGCTTTTATTTTTGAACCATATATGGGGCAGTCTTAGACTGTCCCTATCATGAAAGATTAATTATTATTGTCCCTTTTTTATTCAATTTGCGAAGTTCCATTGTTTGTATTCTGTAAATAGGCTATACTCTCCAAGGAAATTATTTAGGAGGGACAGATATGGCTAAGAAACATATGTCAAATGATGAAAAAAGGGAGTTGGCTTGGGACCAGGCAAGAGTGAGAAACAAAGAAGAAATCGCAAAGATTGTAGCATTTTTGAAACTTGACATGAATACTTTTGAAATTGAGTATTCTACTAAGTGCAAGATGATGATGCTTAGTGACTATTTTTCACATGATTTAAAAAGCTTGGTGAAGAGATCGAAGAGTCATTCAGAAGAATTAAAAGCATAATAAAAGTGAAGCGATGAGGTCAGACTATATGTCTGGCCTTATTTTTTTTTTGCTCCCCGGAATTCAGTCTCCCAAATCCCCTTAGAAAGATAGAAGAAATTTTTCAGAAAAACCGGAAAAACACCTCACTCGGATACCTAACTAGTAGAGAGGTGTAAAACTTTAACTATTTGTTTCCAAAAACCGGAAAAAGGATCCTCTTCAAATACATAACTATTAGAAAAATTCAAAATCTCTCGTACATTTTCACAGGTTTTGTAATTAGGGATTATAGAAGAACAATTGCAGGGAGCTAAGGTAATGACGCAGAGCGAAAAGTATCAGATCGAAATATTCCGAGCGCAGGGCATTGGTTATACAGAGATTGCTAAGAAGATGGGGATATCTGTCAACAGCATAAAAACATATTGCAGAAGGCATGATCTTGGCGGGAAGAGAGGCTATGTGGCAGCAGGACCAATAAACGTTTGTGCCTGTGAGAATTGCGGTAAGCCTGTTATACAGAACGCTGGGAGAAAGAAAAAGCGCTTCTGCTGTGATCGCTGCAGAAATGAATATTGGAACTCACACCTGGATCAGGTAAACAGGAAAGCCAACTATGAGGTCATATGTAAGAACTGTGGAAAGACCTTTATAGCCTACGGCAATAAGAACCGCAAGTACTGTTGTCATGATTGCTACTTAGAAGACAGATTTGGAGGTGCGTGTTAATGGACGTGACAAGTGATATCAGAGAAATGATGGATACTCCTGCAAGGGAAATAACTGTAGAAGGGATGCAGCAGGATTTTGAGTATGAAATAGCACAGAAGATTACCAAGTCCCTTTTTGAGCAGGGCCTTATTTCTGATGAAGAGCAAGGGAGAATTACAAGATTAAACAAAGAGAGCTTCTCGCCATTATATAAGGAACTCATAGAAATATAACTTGATAATAATGGCCGGTAGAGTGATGTATGGTATCGACCAAACAAGGAGACGAGACGATGGTTAAGATTACAAAGATTGAGCCCATGCAATGCTTTACAGCTCATAAGAAAACAAGAGTCGCGGCCTACGCAAGAGTATCTACAGATAGTGATGATCAGCACCAAAGCCTTGATGCACAGAAAGAACATTATGAGTGCTTCATCAAGGGGAGGAGCGATTGGAGCTACGCCGGCCTCTATTATGATGAAGGAATCACAGGAACTAAGGTAGAGAAGCGAGAGGGACTCTTGAATCTACTTAAGGATTGTAAAGCAGGAAAGATAGACAGGGTTATTACTAAGTCAATAAGTCGCTTTTCAAGAAACACAGAAAACACGCTGGAGATGGTTAGATCACTTAATCAGATCGGCGTGAGTATTTATTTTGAAAAGGAAAACATAGATACAGAGCATATGAACTCTGAGCTGATGCTTTCAATACTTGGCTCTATAGCTGAGAGTGAAGCAAGGTCTATTTCTGAAAACAGCAAATGGGGTGTAAGGCACAGATACTTAGAAGGAATATACAAAATATCATACCCGCCATACGGCTACAGAAACGATGATGGCAAGATGGTAGTTGTTCCTTCCGAGGCAGAAGTTGTGAAAAAGATTTTTGACATGGCACTTGCTGGCCATGGTTCCTTAGCAATAGCAAAAGCGCTTAATTCAGAGAATATACCTTCAAAGAGAGGCGGGAAATGGCATCCAGCATCAGTCCAGGACATTTTGAAGAATGAGAAATACACCGGAGATGTAGTTTTTCAGAAAACATACACGGATGGGAATTTCAGAAGGCATCATAATTACGGAGATGTGGACAGGTACCTTTGCCAGAATCACCATGAGGCAATAATCGATCATGAAACTTTTGATAGAGTAGCTGATGCTGTACAAAGGCGCGGTGTAGAAAAAGGCATTATTGATGGAGAGAAGTACAAGACAAGATACGCTTTTACAGGAAAGATCATATGTGGAGATTGCGGGGCAAACTTCAAGAGGCGTACCCATTATAAGAAGAGTGGCGATTTTATTGCCTGGACTTGTAAAACACACCTCAGTGATCAATTATCCTGCGGGATGCTTTATGTTAAGGAAGAATACATAAAGGCAGCTTTTGTAAAGATGATGAATAAACTGCGTATAGCCCATCCGAGGATGTTAAGGCCTTTTGTAGATAATCTTCGAGGCATTAACAGCACTGACAGACTCCGACAGATTAAAGCTCTGGAAGAAAAGATAAGAGATAACAATATGCAGCAGCAAGTTTTAGCAGAGCTTATGGCTTCCGGTTATACAGATCCGGGAACTTATCAGGAAGAAAAGAACATGCTTCTGATCGAGGCTGACCGCTTGGCAAAAGAGAAGGAGAGCATATCTTCATATATAAATGGTAACCTTACACACTTAACTGAAGCAGAGAAGCTCCTTAAATACATTTCAAAAGTTAAGAACCCGGTAGCCTATGACGATGAGCTCTTCCTGGCATACGTCGAGTCAGTAACAGTAAAGGACAGAGAAACATACACTTTTAATTTGAAGTGCGGCCTCAAATTAACAGAAAGGGTGGAAGTTGAATGAACCATATACCATATGGGTACTACATTGATAAAGGCGTGGCCAAGATTGATGAACCTGCAGCAAAGATGATAAGAGCGCTGTTTACAGAATTCATCGAGTGTAAATCAATGAGAGCAGCAGCCATGAAGATCGGACTGAAGAAGCCACATGCAACCTTGGGGAGGATCATCAGCAAGAGGGTTTATTTGGGAACTGACTTTTACCCGCAGATCATTGATGAGGAAGTTTTTAATAAGGCAAATGAGATTAAACTCCAGAATGCTATAGCACAAAATCGCATCAGAGAAATAAAGAAGGATGCACCAATGATAATGAATATCCAGTTCCAGCTCGGAGCTTTGGAGAATAGATATGAAGACCCGTATAAGCAGGCCGAATATGTTTATAGCCAAATCAAGGAGGCAAGTGATGAATGA